GTCCCAGTTCAGGCGGTTGCCTCCGTTGCCCCGTCAGAGTTTGGGTGCCCGGATGCGTGATGACGCGAAACGGCTGTTCCGTGATGACCGCGGGTCGATTGATGTGTCGACTGAGGCCCGTCTTGTGGATGGGTGGCTTGATGATGCTGGCCGTGCTGTTGACGACATGACTCCCGCCAGAATGCAGCGCATCGCTGACGAGAAGTGGCCTGTGTCTGAGCGGAACTTCGCTGGTGAGCATCCGGTTGTTGGGAGGCCGTATGAGTCTGCCGTGTACCGGGAGGCGGGCTACGACGCGCCGACTGAGATGTTGGACGACGTCGACTTCGATGCGTTGCCTGGTGACACGTTATGGCGTGGAGTCCATGACTCTGCGCCTGGTGTGTCTCCTGACGACATGGTGAATGCGTGGGAGTCTGGCGAGTTGTATGTCGGTACCGGGATGCATGTGAACGGGTCGTACTTCGCTGTTGGGCGTGATGTTGCTGAAAAGTACGCTGGTGATGCTGGTCGTGTGTTCGCGGTGAAGTTGAAACCTGGCGCGAAAGTGTTCGATTACCGACAGCAGGTTGACGAGTTGGCTGACTTGTCCGACGACATGGAGCCTATCTGGTTAGTCGAGCATGGATATGACGCTGTGAGGGTTACCCGGAAAGACGGTGACATGGTCATTGTCTTGAACCGTGGAGCGACTGTCACCAAGACCGACTCTGTTGTAGATGCTGTTGATGGTGGCATCCCGCAGGTTGCTCCGTGGAAGCCTCTGCTTGGGTTTGATACGAATGGGCCGTCTAAGTGGATGGACATGCCAGGTGGTATCGACCGTGCTGTGAATGTGTGGGCTGAGTCGTTTGAGGGTCAGCGTGCGATCCGGCAGATCATGCGGAACCTTGATGCTGAGGTTGATGATGTGTTCGCTGGGGTGTCGTTCGATGGGAAATGGTTCGACATCTACCGGAAGACGATCTTCGACCCTCAGCGTGTTGAGTCGACTGAAGGGGCGTTGAGGGACGAACTGTTGGCTGCGGCTATGCGGCTGCGTGTTGAGGTGACTGATCTGGCCGACAACGGCACCTTGTACCGGGGGATGCGTGTTCAGGATGGCGGATCGTTGTTCAAGGTTGGCGACGAGGTGGACATGAACATGGTGTCTGCTGCCCCGTCTGAGCGTGTTGCGAAGTTGTACACGACTCCGTTCAAGGGCATCAGGGAGGGCGATACGCCCGTTGTGATGGAGATTCGCGGCGCGAAGTCCGTTGACATTGACCAGGGCAGGATGCTTGGCGGTCAGCAGGGTTCTAGAGAGCATCTTGTTGTTGATCGGGTGACGATTACGTCTGTCACGCGGGAAGGCGACACGTTGCATGTTGTCGCTGAACAGTCGGATGGTGTGACTCGCGTCGATGATATTGCCTGGGATGAGTTGCAGCCGATCCCCAGCGAGTTGCAGGTTCAGCGCGCTGAGTTGGGTTTGGATGAGGAGCATTACGATGCTTTGGCTGATTGGACGATCAGTTCGCAGGCGTACACCGAAGCGATCCGGTCAGGGAAGGCTCTTAAACCGAAGTTCGCCAGGTTGATGCAGTTGCAAGAGGAGTCGTGCGTGTCGCTGAAGAGTCCGATGGTTGTCGATCGTGTCGTGCCTGGTGCAGCGTTCAAGGGGACCGTGTTGCCGCAGGTTGGTGATGAGGTGTCCGACCGGGCGTGGGCTACTGGCTCGTTGGACGATTCGTTCTTTGATAGGCATGACCCGTTTGAGTGGTCAGAGGATTGGGATGGTGGTGGAGTGATGATGACCATTCGCTGCCCACCGGGGACTCGGGGGTTCTATCCGGGTCCGGGCGACGATTGGAAGAAGGGCAAGGAGGTGCCGCGCGATTCTCAGGAGTTCGTGTTGGCACCTGGTACGAAGATGCGTGTCGTGAAGGTTGTCGAACCTGACGATCCTGATTTCGATTTGCCGCATGTAACCGTGGAGGTGATTCCTGAATGACTGAAGACGAGAAGATCATTGCCCGGATGAAGGACGCGGTGTTCACTGTTGTGTCGCCTCCTGATGATTACGCTTCTGTTCTGGATCAGCCACAGTTGCCTGACACTGCGGAGAAGCCGTGACTCCTGACCAGTCCCGCGCGTTGGCTTTGTTGGCTCAGACGAGTCGGGAGATGCATGTGTTTGTCAGGAACGTGGAGCAGTGGACTGATGTGCCCAGCGGTGATCGTGTTCTGGCTGCTGGGTTGTTCCGCCGCAGATATGGCAGGCGAATGGCCTGATCCGCAAGATTCTTGGTGTGTGGCTGTAAGACGGGACGCGCTGAGAATGGTGGTGTCGTCGTTGTTTGTGTGCCAAGGTGTTGCGTACCGGGACAGATCGTGAAAGGGATGGACCGTTGACTGAAGACACCAAGACGCAGACTGATGATCAGGATGTGCAAGAAGATGCTGTTGGACTGCTGGACTCGTTGAGCCAGGAGGACACGGAGGAAGTTCAGGGAGCGGAGAAGAGCGACCAGGGGTCGTCTGATTCCGTTGACGTTGACAAGATTGTCGAGCAGATCGAGACACGCCTTGGCGAGAGATTCGATGCTGTGGCTGACAGGCGAGTGAACGCGATCCTGAAGGAACTCCGGAAGCGCGAGAAGGCTGAACAGGCACCGAAGACGGAACAGGCTGAGAAGGTTGATGCGAGGGCGGCTCGTATGACGTTCAAGGAGTACCTGACCGACGAGGTTCAGTTCATCGGAGTTGAGGAGAGGAAGTTCGCAATGGATTTGGGTTCAGCCCTGATCGGTTCGCGGGTTTCTGTTTCTGATGACGAGGAGACACTGGGCCGTGAGGTGGCTGATGAGGTCGCCACTCAGATGAAGGCGATGAGGCAGTATTACGAGGCACGCACTGTTGATGCGTTGCGTCGTCGTGGTGCGTTGAAGCCTGCTGAGGGCCAGCCGTCCAAGACCCCGGCAACTGTCGGTGGTCAGTCAGAGTGGGCTAAGGGTGCTGCCCTGGCCGAGTCCATGTACAAGAAGTCCTGAAAGAAAGGGGACGCTTATGTCTGGTGGGTTTACGCCCGCTCTTGTCACTGTGTCCGATGGTGTGACCGCTGAGGCTGCGTTCCTCGCCAGTGAGCACGCGATGGTGAAGCGGTCGGGCATCACGCTCGGTTCGTCTCTCGTCTCTGCTGACGGTGATGGCAACAAGATCGTCAAGGCGGGTCAGATTCTCGGCAAGGTGACTGCTACGGGCAAGTATGGTCCGTATGGCGGGAACACGAACGAGGTTCAGTCGGTGACTGTTGACGCTACTGGCGGCACGTTCACTCTGTCCTTCGACGGCGAGACGACTGGTGCGATCGCCGAGAACGCTGCTGCTGCCACTGTGCAGACTGCGCTCCTCGCCCTGTCGAACCTGAACACTGGTGACGTTGCTGTCACTGGTTCTGCTGGTGGCCCGTACACGGTGACCTTCGGTGGCGCATACGCAGGAGCCAACGTTGCTGCGCTGACTGCTGCTGCTGGAAGCCTCACTGGTGGTGCTGGCACCGTTGTGATTGCCACTGATCCCAGTGGTGGTTCCGCCGTCTCGGATGGCCGCGAGGTCGCCGTTGGGATCGCCCTTGAAACGGTGAACCTGAAAGACGGAGATGTCATTTGTGGAATGCTGATCCACGGTTCGGTGCTTGAAGCGCGATGCACCGGAGTAGACGACGCCGCCAAGACTGCACTTTCGCAGATCAGTTTCCAGTAAGGAGCAGTTGAGATGGCACTTTGGGAACTTGACGAGTTCCAGGGACCACGGTTCCTCGGATTCGTCCGTAATGTCCCCGAGCCTGAGGCGTTCTCCGGTCAGCGTTGGCTGCCGAACCAGACGACCTTCGACTTGGAGTTCGAGTACATCAAGGGCGTGAACAACCGTCCCGTGATGGCGCATGTCATGGGTTGGGATTCGGAAGCACCGATCGAGGGCCGACCGGCTCTTGGTGAGCGTGTCTCCGGAGAACTGCCTCCGATCAAGCGCAAGGCCCGTGTTGGGGAGAAGGAGATCATTCGTTTCCTGTCGCCCCGTGCTGGCACGCCTGACAAGCAGACCGCTATCGACAGTGTGTATGACCTGACTGGCCGTTTGGTTGAGTCGGTTCAGGCGCGCGTTGAGTGGCTGCGTATTCAGGCGCTGTCGGAGAACACGATCGTCTACAACGAAGGCGGTGTTCAGTTCGCATTCGATTACGGCCTGGACAACGACTTCCAGTGGGACTACGACACTGGCCTTGATGGTGATGGTGACGCGACTGGTTCTGGTGGTGTGGGCTGGAATCTGCCTGCTACGTCGAACCCGGTTGACGACCTGACCCGTCAGTGCAACCTGATGGAGACGGAGACTGGCTACCGTCCTGCTGAGATTGTCATGTCGCGGGTGGCGTTGAACTACCTGCTTCAGTCGACGTCGATCAAGGCGCTGATCCGTCCTTCGGGTGCTCCGTCGAACATCCTGTCGCGTGCTGAGTTGGATTCGGTGTTTGCCATGTATGGCCTGCCGTCCATCACGACGTACGACGTTCAGGTTCGTTCGGAGGCTGCGAACGGTTCGACCAGCACTGTCCGTCCACTTGCGGAGAACAAGGCGTTCCTTGTTCCCCAGGGTGGGGTCGGTAGGACACTGTGGGGTCCGACTGCGGAGTCTCGTCCTCTGCTCGGTACGTCGCTCGCCTCGAATGCGCCTGGCATCTATGCCGTGACGTATGGCAAGGAGGAGCCGCCGTCTGAGTGGATCAAGGCTGTTGCGGTTGCGTTCCCGTCGCTGCCTGATGCTCACCTGCTGGGGCAGGCGACTCTCTGGACCGTGTAGGTCTGGTCGGTGCTGTGAATGGCCCGTCTCTGGTGTTGTACTGGAGGCGGGCCGTTCCACGTTTGGAGGCGTTATGGCTAGAGCGTGGCTTCGCGATGATGTGGGCTATGTGGATGATGGTGTGTCGGTTGCCCTTGACGGCGATGGACATGGTGTTCCTGCGTTTCTTGATCCTGATGAGGCGAGTGTGGATGCCGTTGCGACGTCTACTGTTGTCCAGGTCAGGCAGCGTGACTTCGCCGGGTATGACGATGACGGGAACCCGGAGTTCTTGTGGGTGACTGTTGTTGATGGTGATGCGGTGGTGTGGGAGGTTGCGGATGAGGTTGACCAGTTCACGTCGGCTCTGACTGGCATGTGTGTGGTGTTGTATGACGGTGATGTGGTGGTGACTGAGGGGGCTGTTGTGGTGAAGGACGGTGTTCATTGGGATGTGTTGCAGGTGAAGCGTCCTGAGGGCCGGTTGGAGTTCAAGATCAGACGGGTGGCTGCGCTGTGAGTATGAGGGTGACTGCTGGTGGTGCGTGGCCTGGTTGGCTGCGTGGGATGCGGTCGTTCCGTGTTGATGGTGGGCTTCAGGAGTGGGAGAACGTGACGGAGGAGTTCTTTGATGCGACGCAGGAAGTGGTGCATGTGATCACTGGGCAGTTGCGGTCGTCGGGGAAGGCGTCTGTTGAGGCTGATGGGGCGTCGTTTGTGGGGACTGTCGAGTACACGGCTCCGTATGCTGCTGAGGAGTTTGGTCGTGGTGGGCCGCATGATGCGATTCAGCGCGGCTACGAGAATGTGATGGAACGGTTCCCTGAAGCGGTGCAGAGGACTTTGGCTGCTGCTTTGGAAGGAGCGTTTCGCTGATGGAGGTTGAGACTGCTATCCGTAAGTACCTGTTGGCTCAGTCTGGTGTGACTGGGTATGTGGGTGGCCGGGTGTACAAGTTCCAGTTGATGGAGCCTGTTCATGCGACGAGTCACCGGGCGGTGGTGATCAAGCGTGTTGGTCAGTGGGGGACGCCTGATTCGGTGCAGACAAGTGAGTATCCGCTGGTTCAGGTCGAGTGTTGGGCTGATCCTGACCGTGATGCTGATGGCAATGTTCTGGTGATGAACGCTTTGGATAAGGCGTTTGCTGTGCAGCGCACGATTGACCCGTTCTTGCATGGGAAGCGTGGCGTGAAGTTTTCTGATTTGGATGTGGTGTCGACGCAACGGTGGTCGGAGTCGATCATTGTGACGCAGGATGATCAGCATGGGCAGGGAAACATGGGTGATGCGGCGTATGTTGCGACCCGGTATGCCTTGCATGTGGTGCATTGATGCGTGTCCTGTTCCGCTCGTCGTTTGACAGGTGGACTGGGTACGGGAACGACGCGGTGGATATTGCTTGCGCGATGAGTGATCTGGGTGTTGATGTTGTTCCGTGGGCGACTGGGTTGCAGGCTGGGTTGCCGTCGAAGTTCACGCGGTTGTTGGAGAAGTCTCCGTATGAGCAGTACGACGCGGTGTTGCAGTTCGCGCCGCCGTATGAGATTCGCCCTGATGGGTTGGCTGGGTTTGGTGGGAAGACGTATGGGTGGACTATGTGGGAGCGGTCCCGCATGGTGGAGTCAGACTTCGTGGGGGAGAAGTGGGCTGCCGACAAGTGGTCTGGTTTGGATGGGATGTTTGTTACCTGTCCGATGAATGTTGCTGCTTTGCGTGCTGTTGATCAGGTGACTCCGTTCAGTGTCGCTCCGTGTGGTGTTTCCGAGTTCCCGCTGTTGGAGCGGAAGGACAGGCGGATACGGTTTCTGATGGTGGGCATGTTGGCTGGCAGGAAAGACCCGTTCTTGTTGTTGGATGCGTGGCGTGAGTTAAAGCAGGAGGTTCCAGAGTTCGATGCTGAGTTGACTCTGAAGACTGCGTGCCCTGGGTTGCATCCGTCGATCGCTGATGTTTACCCGGATGTGCGGGTGATCAGTGCTGTGTGGCCTCCGGAGATGATGACTGCTTTGTATGGGGAGCACGATGTGATGGTGTCGGTGTCCCGTGGTGAGGGGAACAACAAGCCTGCGATGGAGTTCATGGCGACTGGTGGTCCAGTGATGGCGTCGAACTGGAGTGGGCATCGGAACTGGTTGCATGAGGATTGGGCGTATCCGTTGAGTGGAACGCTGGTGGATTCTGGGCATGGGTGGTCCGATTTCCGTGTCGATAAGGAGCACTTGAAGGAGAGGTTGTTGGAATGTTGGAGGGACAGGCAGCGGGTTCAGGAGAAGGGCAGGATCGCGCGGGGAGTGATGTTGTCTCGGTTCTCGTGGAAGACGGTAGTGGGGAAGGTGCTGATGTCGCTGAACTGAGGTGTCCGGTGAATCCGTCTCGGTTGTTTGCCCGGTTGCGTGGTCCGGTGATTGTCGAGGGGAATCTGATTGAGGTTGCGTGTCGTGATTGTCGGCGTGGGCGTCGTGTTCAGGTGTTGCACCGTTTCGATGTGTTGGGGAATCTGGTGGAGACTGTGGAGAATGTGCTGGGGTAAGACGCCTGTTGTCTGCCATGCTGCTTGTGTGACCTCCCAGAGAGGCGACCACCGAAGACCCTGATAAGGGGTTGTATGGAAGGGGCCAGGAATGGCGAGTCCGATTGTTGAAGCGTTTAGCCTGTCGCACGCTGAGATTCTTGATGGCACTGACACGTTCGATGAAGCCTTGGCTGCTACTGCCGCCATCGGTTTCGATGTGTACGGTGTCGCTGAAGCATCGCTTGATCCGAACACTGACGAGTTCGAGAACGAGGGCGATGATGTGGTTTTGTCGTCGTGGAGTTGGTTGAACTACGCGGAAGTCAGTGTTCAGGCTGGGTACGTGTCGTTCCCGCTGATGTCTACGCTCACCGGACAGTCGATTACGTCGTCTGGCGCTGGTGACAGTCAGAAGTTCAGTATCGACCTGTGGCATGAGGACAGCATGAATGTTGCTCCGAGGCCGATGATGGTTGTGATGCCGTCGAAGACTTCCGAAGGTGATGTGCGTCGCCTGGTCATTGGCTTGTACCGGGTGCAGTTCGCTCCGATCACGTTTGACGGCCCGGTGTACAAGGACGGTCTGAAGGTGAACTACGCGGGCAAGGCGTTGATGTCTCCTGAAGACGAAACTGGCGTTGCGTTCGCTGATGGTAAGAAGCGTGTCGGGACACTGATTTCGGTCCTCTGACCTGATAGGAGAGCAGCATGACTGCCGCCGTTGATATTGATGTGATTCTGCCTGTTGAGGGCATCGTTGAGGTTGAGGGGATCAAGGCGCGTGTCCGTCGCCTGAAGACCCGTGAGTTTCTGACGTTGTTGCGGGTGATCACGACTGGTATGGGTCCAGCGATAAGTCAGGTGAAGTTCACGCCTGACGACCCTGAGGCGTTGCAAGGCGAGTTGTTAGGGCTGTTCCTGGTTGCCGCCCCGAACGCGATTGATGAGTTCGGTGAGTTCCTGTTCTCGATCGTTGAGCCTGTGTCGAAGAAGGATCAGGTTGCTCTCAGTAAAGCCTTGGTGAACCCTGAGGCTGGTGTCCTGATTGATGTTCTCACCGTTGTCGCGGAGCAGGAGAAGGACGACCTGTCCGTGCTGGTGGGAAAAGGACGAGCGGCGATAGCCAAGATACAGATGGCGTACCGGCCCAATGGGTAGAGCAACCGTTCGCCGCTACGTTCGATCTGATCAGCAGCCAGTACGGCTGGTCGGACGATGCGATTCTGGATGTGACGATGCAACGTCTCAGGCAGATTCACAGGATGATTGCCGCTCGTCTGGATGACGATAGGCAGTTCCTCTTGAAGTTGGAGGAGGTCAAGTTGCAGACGCTCGCTGGTTCGATTCATGCCGCTGCTGGGAACAAGAAGGGCGCTGCTGCTGCCGCGAAGATTCGTCTTGCCCGGAAGAAGGCCGACGATTTGCCGTCGTTTGACAAGGTGTCGAAGTTGTTTGGTGGTGCCCGATGAGCACGATGGGTACTGCCACGTTTCGGGCTGTTGCTGATTTTGGTCAGGTGAGGACTGAGGCCGCGAAGACTGGCGCGTCCCTCGACGGCATGGACCGGAAAGCACAGGGTGTGGGGACCACTGGGCAGAAGATTGGCCGGGACTGGAAGGCCACCGGGCAGAAGATGCGCGGCGTTGGGCAGCAGATGTCTTTGGGTATGACGTTGCCGTTGGCGTTGATCGGTGGCATGGCTGTCAAGACGTTCTCCGATTTCGATGGCGCGATGAAAGCGTTGCAGGCGAATACGAAGGCCAGCACTGGTGAGATGGAGGCGTTGCGGGCTAAGGCGATGCAGGTGGGCGCTGACACGTCGTTCTCTGCGACTGATGCCGCGAACTCGATGTACACGCTGACTGCTGCCGGTTTCGACACGAATGAGGCGATGGCTGCCGTTGAGGGGACGATGCTGTTGGCGTCGGCTGCGGGCATCGACCTTGATACGGCGACTGACACAGTGACGAAGAGCATGGCCGCGTTCAGCATTGAGGCTGGTGACGCCGGTCATGTGTCCGACGTGTTCACGCAGGCTGCCCAGTCGACGCAGGCCAGCGTCCAGGACATCGCTGACGGCATGGCGCAGGCCGGTCAGTTGGGTGCGAGGTACAACCAGACCATTGAAAGCGTGACGGCTGGGTTGGCTGCTCTGGTGTCTCAGGGTGTTCCGGCTGCTTCTGCTGGTGTGGGTTTGCGTCAGGCGATGGATGCTTTGGCTGTTCCGATGTCTGAGAAGGCGTCTGCCTGGTTCGACAAGTTGAACCTGAATGTGCGTAACGCTGACGGCAGCATGATGCAGTTGGATGAGATTGTGCGCCAGTTGGAAGGGAGCATGTCTGGTCTGTCTCAGCAGGAGAAGGACACTGCGATGAAGCAGATGTTCGGTGTTGAGGGTGCGAAGGCGATGGCCCTGTCGATGAACTCGTCGTACACGGCCAGCAAGAAGACGGCTCAGGGTTCCGCTGAGTTGGCGAAGATCACGGATGTGATGGGTCAGGCGTGGGTTGACGCTCGAACGGAGAACGGGAAGTTCACCGCCAAGGGGTCCGATGCGATCAGTGTCCTGAAGTTGCTGGGTGAGCAGTCTGACGGTACGGCGAAGGACATGGACAAGATCAAGGCGGAGGGGCTTGGCCGCAAACTGGAGGCGCTGAAGGGGTCGATCGAGGCGTTGATGATCTCGGTGGTCGGGGCGATGGAGCCGATGATCTCGGCGCTGGTGGGGTTCTTTACGTGGTTGGCGAATACGTTGACGGCGATCAGCGAATGGAACTCGGGCGTCGGGGCGGCGATCGGGGTGCTGTTGGTGTTGGCTGCGGTGATTGGGCCGCTGCTGATGGGCCTGGGCATGATGATCACGGCGATGACGGCGATCAAGGGTCTGATGATCGGCACGAGGATCGCGACGCTTGCCTGGTATCTGCTGTTCGCTGCGATCCGCATCGGTTTGGCTTTGTGGACTGCCGCGCAGTGGTTGTTGAACATGGCGATGAACGCGAACCCGATTGGGTTGATTATCCTGGCGATCGCCGCTCTGGTTGCCGCGATTGTGTACTTGTGGAACAACAACGAAGGGTTCCGGAACTTCGTCCTGGCCGCGTGGGAGGCGATCAAGCAGGCGTTCATGGCGGTCAAGGATTACGTGGTGAACACGTTGTGGCCTGCCTTCCAGAAGGTGTTCCAGGCGATCGTTCAGGTGATCAAGTGGTACATCGGTGTCTGGCGGTGGATTTGGGACCATGTGTGGGCGATTTTTGAGACGGTCATCGGTTGGTTGATCTCTGGGTGGAAGCGGTGGTGGAGCGTCATTGAGATGCTTGCTGGTGTCGTCAAGAACGTGTTCAACACGGTCAAGAACGTCATTGCCGGTGTGATCAACTGGATTGCTGACAAGATCGCCTGGGTGCTGGACAAGTTGCAGGTTGCGTGGGACTTCTTGCAGAAGTTGTTGGGTGGTCAGGAGTCTGCGTCCACTGACCCTGCTGCTGGTCAGGGCAGCGATCAGAACGGTGGCGGTGATTCGTGGTCGAAGGGCGGGATTGTTGGGGGGATCATCCGGGGGGCTGGGACGAGAGACACGGTGCCTGCGTTGACAACACCTGGTGAGGGGATTCTGCCGCGTGACGCGATGAAGAAACTCGGTCGTCAACAGTTCGAGTTGTTGAGGGCTGGGAAGGTTGACCAGTTGAATGGTCAGTCTGCGGCTTCTGTTGTTGCTGCGACGAATGATGAGAGGCAGTGGAACGTGACGATCAACAACCCGAAGGCGGAGCCTGCGTCTGATTCGCTGCCGAGAACGATCCGCAAGATGGCGTATTTGGGGATGGCATGACGAACAGCACTGCCGACTACTGGGATGTTGATGGCGTCAGCCTTCAGACGTATGCGTGGAACATCACGACGCTGGGTGGGAGGACTGATCCGCCGCCGTTGCGTGGGGAGAACGTGGTTGCCCCGCAGCGGCCTGGGTCGATTTGGAGGCCGAAGGTTCCCGACGCTCGCATTCTGACGTTGGGGATGTGGGTGAAGGGTGTTGAGCAGGATGGTGATGTGCCTGCCGATCAGCGCGGGTACTTCTTGGTGAACTCGCTGTTCCTGAAGAGGACGTTGTGGCAGCCGTACCGTCAGATGGTGTTGACGAAGCGGTATGCGGGTGGGACTGGTTCGATGACTGCGAACGCCCAGTTTGTGTCTGGCTTGGAGTTGGAGATGAAGGGTGATCGGGCTGCTGCGTTCACTGTTGATTTGCTGTTGGCTGACCCGTTTTTCTACCAGTCGACGGTGACTGCTGCTAATGCGAAGGCGGTGGGTACGCATGATCTGACTGGTGTGATCACTGGTGATACTGCGTCGCCTCGGCACACGGTGGTGTTCACTGGCCCGTTGACGAATCCGTCGATCACGATCAAGAAGGGAACTTCGGTTCTGTCTGTCTGTTCGTATGCTGGTGTTCTTGGTTCTGGTGAGTCGTTGACGGTTGCGTTTCCGTCGTTCTCGTATTCGGGTGCTGGGTCGCCGTTGAATGTGACGAGTCAGCAGGACATGTGGCTGGTTCTTGATCCTGCTGCTACGTCGCTGGTTGTGGGTGGCACTGGTGCTGGGTCTGTGACGTTGACGTATGAACCGGCGTGGTTCTGATGCTTGAAGCGTGGGTGTATGAGTCTGACGGGACGACTCTGATTGCCCGTGTGATGGATGCTGTTGATGTGACTGCTTTGGAGGAGTTGGAAGCGTTTGGTGGTGGGTCGTTGACGATCAAGGATGACAACGCGGCGTTGGTTGCTCATCCGACGTTGTTGGCGTACCGGAATGTTGTGAAGGTGCGGTTCGAGAACACGTTTGTTGCTGCGTGGTTGATCAAGACGAAGGTTCAGGCTGTTGTTGATGGTGTGATCACGGTGTCTGGGCCTGGGTTGTTGGGGTGGTTTGAGGATGCTGTGTTGTACAGCGAGTTCCATGCTCCGTATTCGGCTGGGACGCGGTGGTTCAACTGGGGGTCGAAGCAGGGTTCGTGGTATGACGCGAAGGAGTGGGGTTCTCCGCATAAGTTGTGGAAGCGTGGTGGTGAGGATTTCACTGACCGCCGTAATCCGTTCCGTCGTAAGCCGAGGCATTGGCCGAAGACTGGTGCCCGGAAGTCGTGGTGGATTTGGGATCGTCGTCATGCTGATAAGACTGCGCCGAGGGGGTACGTGTACTTCCGGCGCCATTTGACTGTTGATGAGGATGGTACTGATTTCACGTTGTATGCGACGGCGAACAACAAGTTGCGTGTCCTGGTGGATGGCGAGCCGTTGATGAATATCAAGCAGCGGAAGGCGTATAAGCGCACGTATGAAGTTGATGTGACGTTGGATGCTGGGTTGCATGTGTTTGCGTTTCGGGCGTACAACCGGGCGTCGTTTGCTGGGTTCATTTGTGCGTTGATGCGGTCGCCTGTTGATGATGAGGATGAGGATGACGACGGGACGTTGGAGTTCCGTTCTGGTGGTGGTGATGGGTGGCATGTTCTGGGTTACCCGGATAGTGCGCCTGGTTGGACTCCTGGTGAGGTGGTGTCGACGATCATGGCTGAGGCTGATGATCGTGGTGTTCCGCCGTTTGCCGTGTTGGGTAAGGGGTTCACGCACACTGTTGATTCTGATTCGGTGGCGTGGAACGCGCGGCAGTGGTCGTTCGATGTTGGTGCCACGTATTGGGATGTTCTGGATTCGATGCGGCAGTCGCATGGCGTGAATGTGAGAGTCGATCCCGCTTCGCTGGATGTTGAGTTGTACAAGGTGCGGGGTGTTGATCGTTCTGCGTCGGTGGTGGCGACTGTTGCGTCTCAGGTGACGAACTTGGAGGAGCAGATTGAGGCGGCGTTGGCGAACACGTTGCTGATTGCTGCTGATGATCAGTGGGATTCTGCTGAGGATGCGTCGTCTGTTGCCGCGTATGGGCGGATTGAGGCGTATGTGGATTTGTCGCAGATGTCTTCTGCGTCGGCTGCGACTGTTGCGACGAAGATTCTGGCTCAGAATGCGATCCCGATTGAGGGGATCACTGTTTCGTTTGATCCGACGTCTCAGACGACTCCGTGGCGTGATTTCCAGGTGGGTGACTGGATTGGGGTGTCGACTGCTGGTGGTGGGCACACTGCGCGGAAGGTTGTGTCGATTTCTGTTGCGATGAATCGTGAGACTGGTTCCCCTGAGTGGACGGTTGAACTGGATGCGGTGACGAAGGATCAGTTGGATCGGTTGCAGCGGATCATTGATGCTGACCGGACGAAGTTGGGGACGATGGGTGGGCGGTCGCCTGGCTCCGGTAAGGGTGGGTCTGGTGGTCGGTCCCCGGATGGGAACGATGGTGGGGTGCCGTCTGGTGGGCCTTCGTATCGGTCTCCTGCTGTGTCGACGTCTCCTGATGATGACCCGTGGGTGCCGCCTGATGATGATGAACCGAGAGGACTTGATGTGGGAGATGTAAGTAAAGACGTTGCGACGGACATGATCGGTACGTGGATCACGTATGGGGCGTCCCTGAAACTGGCGTTGTGTACTGGTGAGCCGACTTTGACTGATGGCGTGTGGTCCGATGTGGCTGCTGTTGAGTTGTCTGGGTCTGGGTATGCGCGGGCGACTGTTCCGTTCTCGGGTTTGAGTGCCCCGGAGGGTAATGATCCGGTGGTGAGGTCGACTATTGACACGGTGGTGTTTCCGGCGAACTCTGGTTCGGATGATTGGGCGACCGTGATCTGTGTGGCTGTTCTCGATGCTGCTGGGACGGACATTCTGTCGGTGACGCCGTTGGCTGATCCGATTGTTGTGAAGCCGAATGAGACTGCTGTCATTGCTGGTGGGAACTTCCAGTTGGTGGTGAGTAGCGCATGACGATGAGCGTGGACGTCATTGTGCCTGGTCTTTGGTACGACTACGGTGCCGTGAACCACGACTGGACGTACACGCCGACTGTGGTGTCGACGGATGACTTCGCGTACGGGGATAACGCTGCTAAGTCGTTCCATGCTGTGTTCGAGCCGCCTGCCACGCAGCCCGGTGATCTGGAGTACGGGGATGCTGCGTTCACGATGAGTTTCTATTTCTGGCAAGTTGCGACACAGCAGTACGTGTTCTCTCACGGTGGCAGCCGAAATGCTACTGCTGTTGACGAGGATTGGACTGGTAGTGCCACGACGGGTGGTCAGGGCTGGTGGAAGATCATGGTCGGCAAGATGCTGCCTGGCGGGTACCAGGACAGCATCAAGAACTGGTATGTGTTCCCTGATGGTGTGCCTGGTGTTGATGCGCTGATCACGGCTGAGGCTGTTCCCCGGACGGTGGCGAAGATGCGCCTGGATACGTCGCCTGATGGTGGGAGTCCTGCTGATGGTGGTGGTCCCTGATGGGTTTGATTCGGTTGCGTGGTGGGACTGATGCTGAGTGGGTGACTGCTGACCCGGTGTTGCAGTCCCGTGAGTGTGGTGTGACGACTGATTCTGGTCGGATGAAGGTCGGTAACGGGACGGATGTGTGGACGAGTTTGCCGTGGGTGCAGGGTGACACGTTCACGCGGGACACGATCGTTTACACGACTGGTTCGCTGACGGAGTTCGGTGTTGATTCTGGTGCGGTGACGATCGCCCGTGGGTTCCGGGTGTTGTCTGTTGAGACTGATGTCCCGGCGCGGGTCCGGTTGTACATGAGTGAGGCGTATCGGGCTGCTGACGCTGGTCGCCCGATGGGTGTTGACCCTGAAGGTGATCATGGTGTGATCGCTGACTTTGTGACTGTTGCTGGCGTGTTGTACCTGTCGACGTCTCCGGTGCCGTTGGGGTTTTCGATGGCTGATTCGGCTGACTGCCCGCTTCTTGTCGAAAGACGGGCCAGTGGTGTCGGTACGGTGGAAGTGACGTTCGTAGTAATGATGATTGAGGAGTAGGCATGGCTGTTACATCGTTCGTGTATGGGAAGGCGATGCAGACGCTCGTCAACAAGGAGTGGGACTTCGATACCAACGACATTGTGTGTGCGTTGGCGTCGTCGGCGTACACGCCTGACCAGGACACGCATGATTACGCGGATGACATCACGGATGAGTTGTCTGGTGGCGGGTATGCGCGGGTGACGTTGACGACGAAGACGGTGGGGTACACGGCTGGGACGAATGTTCTGAAACTGGATGCTGATGATGTGACGTTCACGGCGTTCACGGCTGCTGACATTCGGTATGCGGTGTTCTTCGCTGATACGGGTGCTGACAGTGTGTCTCCGTTGCTGCTGTATGTGGATTTCGGTGCGACTCTGACGGCGACGAGTCAGTCTCTGGTGGTGGAGTTGTCGGCTGACGGGCTGATGACGTTCACGGTGGCGTGAGATGGCTACTGATCTTGCCTCCTGGTCCGATAGAGCGCACGCGAACCTGAACGGAGCGGGTGGGGCGTACTACAACGGATTCGTGTATCAGGTTGGTGGTTCCGCTGCGTCGACGTTGACGACGGTCAGGTATGCGTCTTTGGCGGCTGACGGGACTATGGGTGCGTGGACGGCTACGACGGCGTTGCCTGAGGCTCGCCACTATGCCGGTGTCGCTGTCTGTAACGGCTACCTGTATGTGGCTGGTGGGCTGAATGCGTCGACGTACAAGTCGACGGTGTACTACGCGGCTATTGCCGGTGATGGGACGGTAGGTGCGTGGTCGACGGGTACTGCTTTGCCTGCTACTCGCGGCTATGGGGCTTTGGCGCATGATGGTTTCGGGAACTTGCTGTTTGTTGGTGGGTTTCAAGGGTCCGCCGCGCAGACGACGGTGTGGACATGCACTCCTGACGTCGGGACTGGTGCGAATGGTTCGTGGACTGTCCGAACCGCTCTTCCTGGGGGCCGTTACGCGCATGGTCTGGTGATCTCTGGTGGGTATGCCTATTGCATTGGTGGAAGTTCGTATGGCGCGTATCAGAAGACGGTGTATCGCACGGCGATGAGTACGGCTGGGGTGACGGGGACGTGGACGACGACGACTGATCTTCCCGCGAACCGTTTGTGGGGATACTTGTTTGCGTTTTCGGGGACGCTGTACTGGGTTGCGGGGACGAACGGATCGACGCATCAGCAGACGGTGTATTACGGGGATCAGTCGATTGCTGATGGTTCGGTGGCCTCCTGGTCGACTGGTGGGAACCCGCTGCCGGTGGTTGGGACGTACATCGCTGGTGCTGTTCGGTCGAATGGTCGAGTGTGCGTGTTTGGTGGGTCTGGTGCGACGTATCTGGCGAACGAGTACCAGACGTATCTGCCTGAGTTGACGGTGGTGATCCCGTGACCGCGAATGTGACTGTCGCTGCTCCGATCCCGTCGTATTTGGTGGCGTCGAGCGATGTTGTTGTGAGTGTTCCTGTGTCGTTGGCGACGGTCGCGGCTCCGGTCCCGGCGTATGCTTTGCTGGCGATCGAGATGAGTGCGCCTGTTGCGACGTTGACGGTTGACTCGTCTGCGAAGTCGCTGCGGTTTGGGACGCGCGTTGGGCAGTTGTGGCCGTGATGACGCCGAGATACGAGTGGCGTGTGTGGGGCCGTACTGTTCACCCGTTCACGATTGGCGTGTGGATCGCGATTACGACGGTCGCCGTGTACTTGGGTGTGTTCGGTGAGGATGCTCAGGAGTATGTGTTTGATGCCGGTGTGCTTGGTCGCCTGGTGGGTTTGTCCGCTGGCGTGTCGTCGTTGTTGTTCGGGTTGGGGTTCCTGTTCAACAGGTGGGTGTTCCTGTCGTGGGGATTGATGCTTGCTGTTGGGGTGTTTGTGTCTCGGGCTGCTTTGTATGCGTTGGAGGTCGGGGCTGACTCGTTTCCGATGTGGATCAGTATTGGGTTGGCGTTCACGACTGCTGGTGCCTGGCTTTTGGAGCGTGACAGACATGGTTAGTCCGTCGTCTCCGATGTCTGGTGTTGATTTGCCGTGGTCGATCTTTGGTCGGCGGGTAAAACCGTTGGCGTTGGCTGCTTCTGTCGCGAATATGGGGATTGCGATTGGGCTGTACGACAGTGATTCGTATTTCAGTCAGGTGCCGCATCTGCTGGTTCTTGTGACTGCGGTTTCTGCTGTGGTGATGTTCTGGGCTGGGTGGTGGTTGAACAATGTTCGTCTGGTGAGTGTTGGCCTGCTGCTGACTGTTGGTGTGTTCACCGCTCGGGCGGCGTTGGCTTCGTTCACTGAAGGTGTCGCGCAGCCGGTGTTCTGGCTGTCAGTGTCGTGGACTGTTGCTGCTGCTGGCGCGTTCCTGTTGGAGAAGCGGGCACCGCGTTCCTGGGAGCCTGAAGCGTACGGGGGACGAAGTGAATGACCAGGCATGGGCGGTTCTGATAGGTGCAGCGACTGTTGCCGCGTTGCGCGTGATTGACTTCTTCTTCCCGAAGGGCCGCTGGTACAACTGGGGTGGCCGTTCGTCGAAAGAGGCTGATGAGCGTCAGGCGGCTGTTGATGCTGAGGGTGATGCTGATCTTGACGTAAAGCGTCGCCGTACGGATAAGAACACTGAGGATGTTCGGCGTGCGCGTGATCAGAAACGCCATGAGAGGGAGACGTTCGATGACTGACACGAATCTCCCGTGGACGGTGTTCGGTCGTCAGGTGCGTCCGTTCTCGTTTGCGCTAAGTCTGACCATGTTCCAGTTGGCGTGGTCGGTGTTGAGTCGAGGGACGATCGGGCATTTGTTGGATGATGTCGGCTTGGTGGTGGGTTTTGCTGCTGTGGTGTCGTTCCTGCTGTTGCTGTTGGGGTTCTGGTTGCGGAATGACCGTTCGATGGTGGCTGGTCTGCTGCTGGCTACTGGCGTGTGGGCGTCTGCCACGAGTGTGCTGATTCTTGACGTGGGGCTTACGCCGTCGTCGCTGTCTGCGTTCTGTTGGACTGTTGCTGCTGGTGGCTCGTGGTTGTTGGAGGTCGGTGACGCTTCGACTGACACCGGCTGATCCGATTGTTCTCCTGAAATGATGGGCGGCTGATGGCTGAGAGGCTAGTCTGATGATGTTGGAGGCATCATGGCTGAGACTGTTCGTGTGATGAGCGCGTTCCACCATGCTGGTGTCCAGTACTCCGCTGTAGACGAGTTTCCGGCGTGACGAGATTGGTGGGTGGCTATGAGCACTGTGTTCAGTAAGGCGTATGGGCTGGATGTCGGGGAGCGGGCGATCCGTACGTTCGCTCAGGCGTTGGCTGCTGTGTGGGTTGCTGGTGCTGTGACTGGGTTGGCTGATGTTGACTGGGCGACGTCGTTGTCGGTGGCTGGGATGGCTTCTGTGATGTCGGTGTTGATGTCTATTGGTGCCGGGTTCCTGCCTGAGACTGGTGATGCGTCCCTGCTGCCGTCTGCTGACACTGACGAGAATGACTTCGGGTCCGAGGGTGGCCCGTCGAATACGTCCGGTGGGGAGCCTGAGCAATGGCGGTGACGCGGGACTGGAAGGTTCTCGCTCGCAGTAGGCAGCATCAGGATGTGCGGAAGTTGTACCGTGCTGGTGACGGGTTCACGGTGAACAAGGAGAATCCGCTGTCGAAGGGCTTGTTCTCGAAGAAGGAAGCCAGAGCCGCTGTCGAGTGGGGCGACTCGCATGGGTATGCCGTGTTCGCGACGAAGAAGAGGTACCCGTTCCTGGTGTTGGATTCTGACACTCGGATGGTGCGACATGAACTGGCTTCCCTGCTGGATGATTTCGCTGCCGACGTGAGGCGGTATGTGTGGATCGGTGAGGGTTGGCGTACCCGTGCCCGTCAGGAGGAACTGTGGCGGCAGTATGTTGCCAGGAACTACGCCCCGCCTGTTGTTGCTCGTCCTGGGACGTCGAACCATGAGACGGGGAACGCGGCTGATGCGTCGGTGTTGCATTCCGGTCGTGGTGGTTCGTTCACGAATGTTGGGCTGTGGCCGCATGGTGAGCGTATCCTCGCGCGGCATGGATTGGGGCTTCCTGTAGGCGGTGAGCCGTGGCACGTTCAGGTCGTGTGAAGAAGTGGTGTCCTGGCGCGTTGAGGTACAGGCCGTGGATGCCGTGGAAGAACCGCTGGTTGAAGCCGACTGCTGCCGGTGGGGAGATGACGGGCGGCAATGAACTCGCTGCGGTGTGGCATACGACGGAGAGCGGTCCTGGGACGATCGTTGGTGTGGCGAAGTGGGTGCAGCAGCAGCAGTCGCAGTACACGATCCTGATTGATAAGACGACTGGTCAGATGATCCAGTTCTTCCCGGCTGACAAGGGCGCCCGTGCTGTCAAGAATGATGGCGATTTCCCGACGAACCGTCACGGCAAGATTCGGGTGCAAATCGGTGTGGTTGGTCGAGCGGCTGATGGTCCTCTGACTGGTGGTGCCGATAAGAGCATGAAAGTGCTGATGAAGTGGCTGAGTGACTTGGGTGTGCCTGAGGTGTTCGCTGTCGACCCGAATGACCCGGTACGGTCGCGGCGGAAGTGGGGCCGGTCGGGGCATCATACGCATTCGTCGTGTCCTGGGAATGACCACGTTGATCCGGGGAAGATCAACCGGCGGTGGCTGTTCAGCAGGTAGGCGTGTCGTGTTGCCTGGTGTGCGCCCGCTGGTATGATTCGGAGTAAGGCAACCTTCGCCGGAAGCCCACCTTGTACGACGGGCCGCTTGCACAACGCAGGTGGCCCGTCGTTATTTCTTCGACATTCTCGCCGCCAATCCTGTTGGCAGTCGTTCCATTGATTAGACTGTTCGTAACTTCCCAACAAGGGGGGAAGGGTGACCGGCGATCATGCCTGGTCCCTGCGCCCCCACGTTTGGTTAGTGGCGTTACTCAGAACCGTGAACGCTGAAAACGGACTCCACGATAATCGGTGCCAGAGCGTGGTAATGGCAGGGTTGGTTGCAAACGACCAGACCGTCGAGAGGCGGTCCTGAGCCTAGTCAGGGCAAGGCTGACGATGTGCTATCACTGTGCGGTCCAACCGCCCGGTTCGATGGAGTATGTCGTTAGTGGCTGATACTTGCTCGGGAGTTGGGGTAGGGGGAATCCCTGTAGTCCCTTGTTAGGTTCCCTGTATTGGGTTGAGCCTGTCTGTTCCATTTGACACCTCTGGCAGTTACTCCATTCGTGGGATTCGTGCTGGGTGCTGATCGCTTGGTAGTGGACTACTGGTGGATGTGTGGTGGGTGTGGATTCTGTTGGTGGGCTTGGTGTGGTGGGTGGTGGGTGAGGGCGGAATGGGAGTCGGTGGAGAGCGGAATGGGAGTCGCTGGTAGCGCGGGAGAGGCCATACAGCGTGGCTGAGGCCAGATATTCTTCCCCCTCATAACCACACCAACCCTCGCGGGTTTAGGCTTCCCCGACGCTCACAAGGACAGTCTTTCGGAGGATGCAGTTCACCCTTTCAGACTAGTCGTGGGGTCTGCTCCACTTGACACCCCAATCAGACCAATCCCGCTGTTCCCCTTGACTTGCTGGCTGGTGTCCCCATAGCGCAAAAGAACCGCCGACACTTGACTTGCTGCTGGCAGGGTTCCTGGCTGGACTCTTGACTGGAGGGCTGCTGTCCACCACGCTAAAAGTACGCCCCAAATGGGCAACGTGGAGAACAAGGTGGAGCAATGACTCTGAAGTGTCGCCCTTACAGGTATGACGGCATGGTGACCATCACGGCGAACCTGAATGGTGTGGTGTGGATGGCTGTTGAGGACATCCGGTGGGACTCGCTCGGGTTGCATGACTCTGATGAATGGCAGGCCGATGTCGAGGCTGCTGTTGCTGTCCGGTTGGGTGATGTGCCGTTCGTGGTGGAGAAGGTGACCGTGGTGATGTGGAAGTCATGGCAGCGTCGCCGGATGAGGACATGGGCAGATGATGGTGGCCGCTGATCTATTGTCAGAAGGTGCTACTCCATTCGAGGTAACTCTTGACATGGAGTGCGGAGGGTGTCACGCTAAAAGAAAAACCCCAAATCAAGGGAAGGTGGAGAAGATGAAGATCAGCGAGATTGAGTGGATGCCCTCAGAGACGGACCAGTCGGTAGGCGAGGAAGGACTGTTCGCCTTCGTGAATGGCATTGAAGCCTCCGTTGACCGCCAGGAAGATGGTGCCTGGTTCTGGGCAGTGCGCCCCACAGGTAGCCGCAGCGAGTCCCCCGAACTGTTCGACGCTGGCATTGCTTGCAAGTCAGTCGCCAAGCGCAAGGCAGCCTCCGCTCTGAAGCGGGCTGATCGGGCGTACCAGACAGCCAGCCAAGAAGGTTGGTAAGGCAGAGAAGAAGGTGGAGAAAATGAGTAAGTACCCGGTGGAAGTTCAGTTGACAGGTGAGGACGGCAACGCCTTCGCGATCATTGGTCGTGTCATGGCAGCCATGAAGCGGAAGGGTCTGCGTGACGAGGCCACGGAGTACATGCAGGAAGCCCAGAAATGCGAGTCCTATGACGCGCTCCTGGTGCTGACGATGGAAACCGTGGAGGTGTCCTGATGTACAAGGTTGGTGACCGCGTCGAGATGGTGTCCATGCCTGATGACCCGCACCCGATCCCGCCCGGAACGCAGGGGACGGTGGACATGGTGACTGAGGTCAGTTTCGCTGGTGGATTCACGCAGATCGGCGTCGAGTGGGACAACGGACGGTCGTTGATGGTGTGCATCCCGCCCGACCGGATTCGGAGTGTCTGATGTTGTGTGATGACTGTTGGATGCCCGCCCATGATGGCGAGTGCCCTCTGACGACTCTGCTGCCCATGATCGTGCCGAACATGGTGACTGAGGATGACGTCAAGGCCGAGGTGCCCGAGGGTGTGGTGGTGGAGTTCTTCCGGAACGTGATGACGAGCGTCGTCATTGTCCGGAGCCAGGAGCCGTTCGACAGTCGGAAGGTTGTCGCGGCCATGAAAACGTGGATCGAACCCGATCCCGAATCAGTGCAGATGATGGAAGAAATGGTGGAGGAGTAGACATGTTTGTTCGCAAGGAAGACAAGTTCGGGTGGCTGCAAGACGGCCAGGTGTGGCTGGATGCCCAAGGTTTCGGCCAGAGCGTCCACATGGACGAGGACTGGAAGGTGATCGACACGGCGACCGTGATCCACGCCATGAACAAGGGGATCAAGGCCGAGAAGGAGGTCGAGGCTCTGCTGGAGCAACGCCGTAGGGCGCAGATGGAACTGACCCGCAGCAGGAACGCCTTGAAGGAGTACCTGACGGAGAAGGTGAATGACTCCGACCTGGATGGCGAGGTCGCTCAGGAGATTGCCGACATCTTCGGAGTTGAACTGGTTGAACGCCGCAACGTGATCTGTGAAATCAAGGTGACGATCGCGGTGGAGTGGCCGCTCGGTGAAGAGCCTGACCCTGATGATGTGGCGTCGGAACTGTCGATTGACCACAACGAACACGGCATTGAAGACTGGGATGTCCAGAGTGCGGATTGGGAATGAAGAGGTGCGCCCGCTGTGGGCATCCGAAAGTGCAGCACCAGCAAACCGACGTTGGTTGCTGGGGTGGGACGTACGCGGATTGCCACTGCCCGTTCTTCGACGACGGCAAGCCCCGGACTGAGGAGATAGCGGTGGCGAAGGCCCGCATGGAGGGTTTGGTCCGGAAGGAAACTGGCATGGCGAACGCGCTTCGTTCGTACGAGGAGTGGCAAGACCGATTCAGGAAGGAGGTCAGGGTTCTTGCCGCTACCCGGTTGCCGTTCACGTCGGAGGATGTGTTGCAGGTGGTGGGTCTGCCGTCAGGGGAGATTGGTAAGGATGCCAACAACGCTGTCGGAGCCATGATGAATGCTGCTGCTAAGGACGGTGTGGTGGTCAAGACAGGAAACAGGAGGAGTGCGTCGCGGCCTTCGAGCCACGGTGCCGAACTGACCGAGTGGAGAGGGAAATGACTGACATAGAAGCGACGATTCGCATGATGCTCGTTGAGGTGGAGGAAACGATCGAACGTAATGTGGGGTGGGATGCCCCGCCAGCGATCTTGGAAGTGACTGAGACTGGCGTTGAGCCGGTGATGGTGGGTGAACATCCGATCGCCATGATGCTGCGCCTGATCGCCCAGGACTGGCACCCGTTGGCGTTCGTGGTTGTCGGTGAAGGAACCGCGATCGCCAAGGACGGTGTGACGGAGATGAGGGTTGTCCAGTATTTCGATCCGATTCACTCGATGGCGTTGATCCGGTTGCGTGGCGAGGAACCTGAGTGGCCCGTGGAGATGGGTGGAGAGATTCACGCCTGTGCGATGGAGGTGTTCTCATGCTGATCTGGATGGACATTGAAACGACCGGGTTGGACCCGCTGACCGGCAGCATTCTGGAAGTCGCCGCGATTGCTGTGAATGACCGGCTGGATGAGGTTGCCCGGTTCCATGTCGTGCTGCATTCGCTGATGATGCCTGAAGAGCCTGTCCGGACGATGCACACCGACAGCGGGCTGCTCTTGGCCTGCCAGTATTCGGCGGTGCAGGAAACGGATGCCGATTACCAGTTCTGCGGGTGGCTGGATGGGTTGAAGCAGGAGTCGCTGGTGATGGCTGGTTCTGGGGTGTCGCATTTCGACCGCCCGTGGCTGAAGGATCATGCCTGGCTGAGTGCCGACAAGTTCGAGTATTGGATGGTCGATGTCGGGGTGCTGAGACGCGGCCTGAAGATTCTGGGTGTTGGTGTTCCTGACCCGCCGAAGAAGCGGCACCGGGCGATGGATGACGCCGAACAGCACTTGAGCGAGTTCAGGCTGCTAGGCGAAGTGTTGACACAGGAGACGGAGGAAGTGCTATGACGACGACCAGGATTGATTCGGTTGAAGTGTTCGACAGTGCCGCGACGATGGCGTTGCAGGTGGATGGTTGGGATGTTCTGCATCTGACTCTGCTGATATGGCCTGATGACGAGATGGAAGTCGACGGGGTGCCGCGCCCTGTCCTGACCGACGAGGAGCATCAGAAGATCATCGACGTCATCGCCGCCGCCCTGGGGGTGAACGAATGAACGCCTACATGCTCGCTCGGTTGGCTGATTGCATGGACCCTGACCGCCCAGATTCGCCTGGTTCACTGTTCTTGGAGGCCGTCTGGGAGTCGTACGAGGAAGGCATGACTGAGGATGATGTGTTCGAGACGGTCGACTCGCTGATCCCGGTGTACACGCATGAGCGGTGGCTGACGTTCGTTGACCTTGGCGCGTACCAGGAAGAGGTGGAGACAGATACGAGAGGCGACATGACTCAGATGGCTGCTGTCGCCTTGTTCCAGATGGGCGAAAGACTGCTGTTTGCCCGCCTGGAGGGTGCTACTCCATTCGAGGCAACTCTTGACATGGCCGATGGTGAAGCCTAGACTAAAAGAAAAACCCCAAATCATGGGGACAAGGTGGAGAAGAAGGTGGATCAGATGAGCAAGAAGGAAGCAGTCGCGGATTTGGTAATGCTTGTTCTAGCAGCCAAGGACATTGACCCCAGTGAGGTGAAAGCCGGAAGGTTCTTCGCCAACTCGCCAGATGAGTTGTACGAGGGCTGCCTGGTAGCCGAGACAGCCTTAGCCCTGCTGAATGTTCAGTTCCAGGTGCCGACATTCACTGACGATCTTGTCGATGCAATGGAGGTCGAGAAGGCCAGGATCGAGGCCGAGGTGGATGCCGTTCAAGACTTGTTGAAGCCGAGTTGGTGAGAGAGATGGAGAACAAGATGGAGACAAAGGTGCAGTTCCAGATGTACAGCGCGAGGGCTGATGATGCTGTCCTCGCGGCGTGCAAGAAGTTGGCTGATCGTGCCAGGGATCGGGTCAAGTTGCCGGAACAGGTGTACAAGATGTGCCAGAAAGTGGCCGAGGAGTTCCCGGAGGTGTGGGACACCGAACCGCAGTGGGCGATTTCGGATTGGATGACCGCCAATGTCTGCAAGCCGCGCATGTGGCAGGAGATAAGCAGGTGGGACTGGTGATTGTGCGAGTTCAGGTGGTGACTGTCTGGGAGGTCGACGTGAAGAACCCCGACGACCAGCAGGAATGGTGGGACAAGTTGATGGCCGAGTATCGCGCCGCTCGCGACTACGGCCCCGTGATGGAAACGGTGGAGATGAGGAGGTTGGGCTGATGAGTGCTTTCGGTTGGAGTTACCCGCCTGGTGTGACCGGGAACGAGTACGAGATTGCTGGCCCTGATTGGGAAGGCACGCTTGAAGTGACATGCCCGAATGAGGAGGCCCGCCTGGAAGTGGTGTCTAAGGATGTCGCTGAGATTCTGGATGAGTACCGCACGGCGCTGCTCGCTGAGAACGGTGACGAGGTGTTCCGCCAGTTGCGAGCCTTGAAGAACCAGATCGCCTATGAAGTGCGTGGAACGGTGACCGCTCCTTGCCCGTTCGTTGGTGAGGTTGATGCTGCGGCGTTCCGAGGGCAGACCTGGTGGACCTGTCCGGTGTGTGGAGCGGAGAACGAGGAGGAAGCGGAAGACGACTTCGACCCGCCCGAGCCTGACCCTGATGCATGGATGGATGCCCAAGACCGTTACGAGAAGCAACTGTTTGGAGATTGAGATGGATGAAGTGGTGGAGTGCCTGGATTGGCGCAGAAACGAGAATGAGTGTGCTGGTGAGGTGGAGTTCCGGATGCCGTTGAGCGGTACTGGTCGGTCGTTCCCCCGATGCGACAAGCATTGGAAGGCACGGCTGGTACGTCAAGCCGAGATTGAAGCCCGCTACCCGCAGCACGCCCCGTCTGACTGGTCGCCGCTTGATGCTGGCGAGTCATGGGAGGAGGACGAATGAATCCCGTGCAGTGCAAGGCTGTGATTCTGGTTGGGACGATCATCGACGGCATGTCCGTCATCGGCCCGTTCGAGTCTGCTGCTTCTGCTGTGGAGTACGCCGGGGTGCATCTGGGTGACCTGTGGATGGTGGCCGCAATGTATCCGCCTCAGGAGGAGAAATGAACCTCGGGTTGAGCACTGCGATGGCGCGTTCTGACTTCGTGGCGAAGGTGATGAACCCGATTGCTGTGAGAGCCGTTGACGGGATGGTGGTGTCGTCGAACCGTGCGAAGGACCGCCTGTTCCCGCCTGGCTGGAATGGGGAGATGGTGTCCGCTGACATGCAGCGGGTCGCCAGGAGAGCCGAGTTGTTCACCATGTCGAAGGAGATGTTCGGTCTGATCCAGCACGCTGCTGAGTTGTTGCCTCCGCAGACGATTGAGATGACTGATCTGCCGTCCGATGATGGATGGATTGCCTTGCCTGTTCCGTTCGAGATTGAGGATGTGCGGCGAGACAAGATTCCGCTGGTGCATGTGATGTGGTCACGCCGTCTGGGTGGTCACCCAGGGGTGAAGTTTGCGCCTGGTGCCTCTGACGAAGAGGAGGGGGTGGTGGTGTGGTCGTTCGTTGACTTCCGCGACCCGTCCGATGTCCTGGTGAAACGGTTGAAGGCCAGTGGCTCGTTCGACCGGGTGGCGATGGCTGTTCCCCGCGCGGCTCTGACGCACGTTCAGACGATGGCGTTTGGGCGCACCTGCTGGAAGTTGCTGAATGATGTGCCTGGTTCGCGGGCGAACGTGGATCAGACGATGCAGTCCCTGCACGATGTGCAGGAGGTCGAGTTTGATGGGCGGGTTGGTCACGGGATCACGATGAACGGCTCGAAGGTGGAGGTTGTTGCTGACCCGCTGGTGCAGTTCTTGACGGCGTTCTGGCATTTCTGTCAGTCCGAGTTGACTGAGACTGAACGTGACCCGCTGCCCCGCCATTTCCGGAAGGCGTTGCGGCGCATGGAGATGCCTGATGGCCCGGTGTCTGTGGTGGTGTTGCGGCGGAAGAAGGGCGAGTCTCATGGAGATGGTGGTTGGGAGTTGCAGTACCGACATCTGAGGCGTGGGCATTGGCGAAAGCAGTGGTATGGGTCGGGCGCTGGCAAGTATCAGCGGCACATTTGGATTGCTCCGACCGTCGTGGGCCCGGAGGATAAGCCGCTGATTGAGCGTGATGTCGTGAACCTGGTGGTGAGGTGAACTCTGTACATGACAGTCGCATCAGCATAGAATGTAAGTAAGCAACTCTTTCCAAGAAGAGGAGGTGGAGAAATGACTAAGCCAGGATACGAGATAGGCAGAGATGAACGCGGTTTCACGGAACGGGAGCGTGAAGTGCTGCATGAGATTGTGGATGGCAAGAATATGTCTGACACAGCGCGAGATTTGGGGATGTCCCGTCAGCGGGTGCATCAGGTGGTGGAAGCCCTGAAGAAGAAGGGTGTGGAGATGGATGTGTTGAGGAGGATTCGATGAGTTTCAGTACGCAAGCAAGAGAAGCATTAGACCTGTTCGAGGTTGTCGATCTGGACATGTGTGACTGTGACCGTCCGTGGCGCAGGATCGAAGCGCATGCTGGTACTGGTTCCCGGTACGTGGTGTCTGTTGTGCCTGCTGTTGCTGCTCGGGATGGTGGGTCGTGGTTGGTGGTTGTTCGGCAGCCGTGGGTTGCGGCGTACGAGTTCAACGACAGCCAGTACCTGACGTTGGATTACATGCTGGAGAAACTGGGCAAGCCTGGTCGCTTGTTGACGGAGTACCACGGTGGCGATGTGTATGCCCTGTTGAAGTGCCTGGAACTGCTCATTGATGCTTCGTTCCCGGCGCCTGAGGTGTATGAGTATGTGTGACAAGAAGGTGGTGTGACGGTGGAGAGTTTCGAGTTCATTGACAAGGTGCCGACTCCTGAAGAGGTCGTGAAGTTGCTGGAGTCCCTGGACCCTGTGTGGGGTGTTCCGTTCGTGACGATTGCCCCGTGGGTTCAGGGGTTGCCGTCGAACAAGAAGACGTTCCGGAAGGACGAGAAGGGCCGGAAGATCGAGGAGTACCACGAAGTGGTGACCTTGTATGTGTCCGTGGCTGGCAGGGTGCAGCAAGCGAGGTTGGCTGCTGAGAAGCATGATTGGCGGGTCGACTTTGAGCCTGAGCCGATCACGCCGACTGGTGTCCCTGGGATGCTTCAGATGGATGACCGGATCGTGTACCGGGAGTATTGCTCGATCTGGTTCACCGAAGATGACGGAACGCAGTCCTTGATGGGTCGGAAGCCGGGGATGGCGTGGGTGCCTGCTTCTGGTGGTCGTCAGGCTGCTGGTAGCAACCCGTACGAGAAGGTGGAGACAGCGGCCCGTGGTCGTGCTCTTGCTGCGTGGGGGTTCGGTGTTCTGCCTGGGTCTGGGATTGCCAGCCTGGAGGAGATGCAGAACATTCAGAAGCCGCGTTCTGATGGTCCGACTGAAGAGATGGCTAAGAAGTCTCCGAAGGAACGGCTCGAAGAGGTACGGGAACTGATTGAGCGTGTCCGTCAGGCGCGAGGCAAGTCAGTCCCGCAGATGTTCACGGAGATTGCCGAGTATGCCCAGAAATCGTTTGGTGCCGACATTGTGTTGGAGCGTGACGCTGAGAATGAGGTGTCTGAACTGGACTTGACGGCTCTGAAACCCGGTCAGGTGATCCTGCTTGGTTCGGCGTTGCAACAGACGTTGAAGACGATTGCACAGGAGGAACCGCTGTGAGGCTGCGGACTGCGCTGATTGCTGACGTCGCGTTCTGGATTGGTCTGATGGTGGCGTTCCGTGTAGATGGACTGGCATTGGAGTTGGTGTTCGCTGGGGCTGTCGGTTTGACGGTCTTGGCTGGAATCGCTGACTGGAGAGATGCCCGAAAACTCGACCGCAAGGCGCGGTTGATGGGAGAGATGGAGTAACAGGTGGAAATCACAGCAAGAAATGCCTCGTTGGAGGATTTGGCTGGGTTGTTGCAGGAGCAGCACGCAAGGAAGATCGACATGGTGGTTCCCGCGACGAAGATGCTGATGGACCGTGGTGTTCTGCGTGTCCGTGGCGCTGAGGTGCAGATGGATGATGACGGTGTGACCGAGGTTGACGGGAGGTACGTGCCGACGTCGGTGTTCGATGAGGGGATCAGCCAGAAGTTGGGAATCCCGCTGCCGTATGTGCGGAAGATGCGGTCTGATCGGGTTGACCTGTATGACCAGAACGTCAATGGGTGGCTGACTGGGGGCGGTGAACTGGAAGACTTCGATGGGGCGACTGTTCAGGAGTTCTCCAGCGATCCGCGTTCGTTCCTGGTTCGGGCGTTCAAGGGTGACGATGGGACTGGTATCGCTCGCGCGTTCCTGTCTGACTCGTACAAGATGATGGACAACCTGGATGCTCTGACCGCCGCGTTGGATGGTGTGAAGAACGCTGGGGTGAATGTCGAGTTCGCGGGTTGTGACCTGACCGAACGGCGGATGACGGTGAAGATCGTGGCTCCGGAGATTGCTGGGTTGGCTCCGACTCTGTTGGAGAACTACCGGAGTCCGTTCGGAACGATCGACGATGTTCGCTCGTTGGCGCAGCGTGAAGGGTTGGGTTACGCCCCTGGTGGTGAGCCGATCGTGTTCGCCGGGTTCGTCCTGTCGAACAGTGAGACGGGTGGTGGCGCGTTCACGATCACGCCTCGCTTGGTGATCAAGGTCTGTCAGAACGGCCTGATGATCACGAAGGATGCTCTGCGAGCGGTGCATTTGGGCGGGAAGATGGACGAGGGTGTCATCGCCTGGTCGGGAGACACGATGCAGAAGACGACTGCTCTGATCACGGCGAAGACCAGGGACGCGGTTCAGACGTTCTTGGACAAGGAGTACATGGAGCGTACGATCCGCCACATGGAGTCCCAGGCGGGGAAGCCTGTTGATGATCCGATCAAGACGGTTCAGCAGGTGGGCAAGAAGTTGGCGTTCAGCGAGACTCAGATCAAGGGTGTCCTTGATCATTTCGTCAGGGGAGGTCAGATGACTGCCGCTGGTGTGATGAACGCTGTGACGTCCTTCGCCCAGACCGTTGAGGATGCCGACACCGCCTACGACATGGAAGCCCAGGGTGTTCGCGCCCTGGAACTTGTAGGCGCATAGAACGCCGTGCGGAGCGGTGAGCGTCCCCCGTTTGCTCCCGCTCCGCACGGTCTGCCCCGCGTATGCTGGCTGAAAACGCTGCGGCGTATGTGGTCGAAGCGGTGGATGAAGGAGTCTGGATGTCGTTGAACCTTGTCGAACTTGAAGGCGCGATTGTGCGCGACCCGGAGTTGCGGTTCATGCCGTCTGGGAAGCAGTTGTGCGAGTTCCTGATCGTGACGAATGGAACCCGGTGGAATCGGGAGCGGAATGAAGCCGAGGTGACGAGCACGTTCCTGTCTTGCACGGTGTGGGGGGAGTTGGCTGAGGAGTTCGTGGAACAGGTGCGGAAGTCTGATCGGGTGTACGTGAAGGGCACGTTGGATCGCCGGTTGATTGAGAAGGATGGCCGTAAGGAAGAGAAGACTCGGGTGAACGTGATGTTCTGGCAGCCGACGATGCTGCACCCGAAGCAAAAGGTGGAGGGGGGTGCCCCGTTCTGATGGATGAGTTGATTGAGATGTTGCGTGGCTTGCATCAGCCGAAAGGCCGAAAGCCTCCGAAGAAGTGTCGTACGTGCGGTGTTGCATGGCCGTGTGAGACGAGTCGGATGATTGACGCTTATGACGATCAGAACCGGGTGACTCCTCGTTTGCGGGAGTTGTTGTTGGAACGATTTGGGACAGGGAGAGATGAATGAAGCCGTCTGGTAGGGATCGGATTGTGTTCAGTACGTCGCAGTTCAGGACGTACGGAGCGACTGACACGGTGCGCCTTGGGTGGGAGGCCGATCGTGGTTGCCCGTCTTTGTACAAGGCCCGGTATGTCGACAAGGTGAGGAAGGCTGAACGGTCGTCGATGCCTCTGGAGTACGGGTCGCTGATCCACGATGTGTTGCACAAGATGGAGCGGTGGAACATTGGCCCGGAGGAGGCGTTGGCGAAGTCGTGGTCGACGGAGTTGCCGATCGCCCAGTTCAAGGAAGCCGTGAATGACTTGTCGTCGTACATGGAACGCGGCGGGCCGATGGCCTTGTACGGGACGCTTGACGTTGAGTTGTCTTTGGAAGCCAAGTTGTACGACGACGGGAAGTTCGGGCCGATCTGGTTCATGGGGATCATCGACTGGTTGGGTGTGGACAGTCAGTCTGACCGCATCCTGCATGTTGTTGATTACAAGACGAACCGTGTCCCGCCGAAGGTGGCTGATCTTGCTGGTGATGTCCAGTTGAAGGCGTATGCGTGGCTGGTGCGGGAGAACTACCGGAAGTGGATGAAGCAGAAGCCGTCGATCGTGGTGCATCTGGATGCGATCAAGTTCCATGACATCGAAATGCGGTACACGGACGACGAGTTGGATGAGTGGCAGGCGTGGGCTGAAGCGGTTGCCCGGACGATCTTGCGCGACGAGAAGGGCAAGCCGCAACTGAATGATGGTTGTGGTTGGTGTCCGATTCGGAATGACTGTGCGGTGATCAAGAACCTGCCGCTTGTCGGTCAGCAGGTGGCGATCCGCGAGTTCGGTCAGTCCCCGGAGGAGATGTGGAAGTGGCGTAACGATGCTGCTGGTGTCCGGAAGGTGCTTGATGGCCGGATGAAGGAAATCGACAAGGCGTTGGAAGAGGCTGTCGTTCAGAACGGTGGTGCCCTGGAGTTCGCTGACCAGATATGGACGGTTGAGCAGTCGTTCGGGAACACGGTTGACAGTCGAGGCTTGTATGAGCGGTTGGGTGACCGGGCGTTCGAGTTGCTGAAGACGTCGAAGACTGCCGTTGAGACATGGCGGAAGAGGAACTTGCCGGATGAGTCGCTTGATGATTTGTACGGTAGGGAGATGACCGGCGAAAAGATTGCGAAGGGAAGGGTTGAATCTGAATGAGTCATTGTTCGGTCTGCCTGAGGATGGTGTGTTGCATGAGTTGTGGCTCATTGCTGGGTGGCCGAAAGACGCGGTGAAAGATGAGGCGTTCGTGCGGGAGTTGGCTCGCCAGTTCCCGTCATTGAACCTGGTGGAAGAAGTGAAGAAGTGGGGGGTGTGGATGATGGATCAGACGTTGAGGAAGAAGGTGAACTACCGTGCGCGATTCCGACGATGGTGTCAGCAAGCCGTCACGTATCAGTCCAGTAATGGCCGGGGTGCTAGAGCGACTGTCACGAAAGCCCAAGGAGGCACCGCAGGAGGTTGGGCCAACACCGTCAGAAGTCGAGGGAAGACTGCGGAGGGCTGGGATTGAGAGACGTCTGCTGACTGCTTCGGCTGGTGAGGTGCCTGCCACGCAACGGTCTGTTCTGGCTGGGTGGCTGACCACTGCGGAGGAGCGGTTGGAGCGGGGGAACGGGCTGTACATGTGGGGTCCGGTTGGTACGGGGAAGAGCATGGCTGCTGTGGCTGTGTGCCGTGAGTTGGCGAAGATCACCGGCTCGGTGAGGTGGTGGCAGACGTCGGACCTGCTGATGAGTCTGGGGAACCCGTATCACCGGCAAGACATGATGCGGGAGTTGTTCGGTGTCAGGGTGCTGGTGTTGGACGATTTCGGTACGCAGACGTTGAGCGCGAAGCATGAGGAGTACATGGATCAGATTGCTGATGCCAGGTACAGGCGGCGCAGGACGACGATTGTGACGACGAACGTGCAGCCTGGCCTGATTGGATTGGATCGAGTGATGGACAGGTGGAAGTCGACGATGATCCAGGTCGAGTTCAGTGGCCGGTCCCGTCGCGAGTACAAGGATGGCTAGGCGCAGGAACGATTCGTCGTGGCGGGCTGAAGTGATCGCGTTGCGTGGAGAGTTCTGCCGGTCGTGTGGAACGGTCAACGATTTGCAGTGTGACCATGTGCGGGCGAGGTCGCAAGGTGGAAAGTCGGTTGTCGAAAACGGCATGATGCTGTGCCGCGAATGCCACAGACGTAAGACGGAACGCCTTATGCTGATCCGGTACGAGTGGCTGGATGACGACCAGACTGCCTGGCTGAAAGAGGTCGGGTGGGTGTGGTGGGAGCACGGTGTTCCGCACGGTCATGGCTGCAACGGATTCGCTGAGAGGAATCAGAATGACTGAACTGGCAGAAGCGGCGGCGAGCGGGCTTGACGAGTTCACCCGGTCAGAGCAGCAGGCGCCTTTGGTGCCGGTGGTGAAGGTGAAGTTCAACGGGTTGCAGTACGACTCGATGGATTCCCTGCCTGCCCTGAAGGAGTCGCTGAAGTTCGAGATTGAGGGTTTCGTTGTCGGTCATGGGCAGACTGTCCTGGCGAACGGCGAGATTCAGGATATGGCTCAGGTGAAGGTAACGAACGTGACGCCTGTCCAGAGTTGAAAGCCTCTGTGTGGCGGTATACTGTCAACAGTTGGATGATAGAATGTAAGTAAGGGCAAATGCCCTAGGGAACCGGCGAAGGTGGTTGATGTTATGGCAGAAAAGAAGAGTCCGCCCCCGCTTGGGGAGTACGACTACATGGAGGTCGTGTCTGCTCTCCGCAAGACGATCAAGTTGAATGATCAGGAACAGGCGATCTACTGGCTGAACGTGATGCTGACTTATGGAGCCAAGCAGAGAACGGTAGCCAAGCAGTTGTGGATCATGGCAGCCGAAGACATCGACGATTCCATGATAGTGATGCGTGCCTTCGCGGTGTATCAGATGGCTGATCAGGTGCAGGAGACTGACCACCTGTATTTCCTGGTAGCCGCGATGTGCAAGGCGCAGAAGTGGTGGGAGACGGATGAGGGTCGCGAGGTTGACAGGCAGTGGAGTAAGGCGATTGGTGATCTGAAGACTCAGCCGAGAGAAGTCCCAGGTTATGCCCTGGATCGGCACACCAAGCGTGGCTGGGAGATTAGGAAGTCAGGCGAGTGGTGGGATGACCGTTTCTCTGGAACTGACATAGGCAGGCAGAAAACGGTGTATCTGTATCTGCGTGATGGCGAACTGCGTGCTGACCTGGCTCTGGATGGCGGATTCTGGGCGTTCTGGAAGGAGAGGAAGGCGTTGGAGGGTGGCGATCAGCCGTCAGACCAGTTGCCTTTGGAGGACTGAATGAAAGTCGCCTTGCATTTCACCAGCGCGTTCAAGCAGCCGCTTGTCGATGCTGATGGGAGGTTGATCCCCGGTGACTCTGGCAGGTATCTGCTGCGACGGTTGGTGGAGTTGTTTGATGACCCGATCGTGGTTGATGACATCGTTCGGCAGTGTGACGGGTTTGAGACTCGCCCGGTGAGCAAGTTGGATGTGAATCAGACGATCGTGGTGACGTTCGATGTGTTGGCGGCGATGTCGCTGTATTCGCAGATGAAGACTTGGGTTGGTGCGTTCCCGAAGATCGTGAACTTCGTGTGGTGGAACGTGTCGGAGATTCCGGATAAGGAGTCCCGTGCGGCGATGGCTGTGTCGTGTGGGATGTTCCCGACGTTCTGCAACTCTGCCCGGACTGCTGGGGAGGTGTCTGATGTGGTGTCGAAGTTCATGTCGGGTTCTGTTGCTCGGAAGGCCCGTGTGGAGTTCAGCCCGTTGGGGATTGATGTGACACCGCCGCCGCCTCGGGTGGTGCGTGATGTTCCGGTGGTGATGTATCCGGCGATGTGGCTGTTCGCCCGGAAGAACCCTGACAGGTTCCTGTCTGCTGCGATGAAGGTGAAGGCTGCCACCGGCTGCGAGGTGCGTGCCGCTTTGAGTGAGCACAACCTGGGTGGTGACATGGCTGACGAGTTCCGCCGTGCTGGTGTTGAGGTGTCTGGGTTGGTGCCGAAGTCCGAGTATTGGGGGCGGTTGGCTGAGACTGATGCGTTCTTGGCGACTGCTCAGGATGAGTCGTATGGCTTGCAGTATGTGGAGGCGATGTACGCCGGGGTGGTGGGGGTGTTCCCTGACCGGGCGTGGGTGAGGTCGATCGTTCCGCCTGGCTACCCGTTTGTGTACGGGTCGCAGCAAGACGCTGAGGCGATGTTGTATTACGTTGTGACGAACAGGGATGCTGCCCGTGAGTTGGTCGCTGGAATGCCTGAGTGGATCAGGGTGAACCATGACCGGACGGCGTTTGACGAGACATTGAAGAAGCAGGTGCATGACTGGTGGCCCGATCGCGAGTAGTCCTTGCCCCGCACGCCGACGATGAGGTGATGGGTTGCGGTGGCGTGTTAGCCAAGTACCCGGATTCTGTCGTTGTTGTGTGTGCCGCGCCTGACGAGGTTCGTCTGGCTGAGTTGCATGAGGCTCAGGCTGTTCTTGGGTACAGCACGATCCGGCATTTGGGTTTGCCTGACACCCGGTTGGGTGAAGACATGCCCGCTTTGGTGTCGGCGTTCGATGAGGTGCTTGCCGAGTTCTGTCCTGATGATGTGTACGTCCCGTTCCCGTCGATGCACCAGGATCATGTCGCCGTGTATGAGGCTGGTGTTCGTGCGTGCCGGTTGTCGATGACGCCTGGTCATTGGTTCCCGCCGCGTGTTCTGGCGTACGACGTTGCCGCGTATGACTTGGAGTTGTATCCGTCTGATCTGCGGTGGAACGTGTTTGAGGAGTTGGACGAGTATCAGGTGTTGATGAAGGTGGCTGCGATGAAGGCGTATCGCTCGGAGAACATTGACGGGGCGCACCCGGTGAATGGGGTGAAGGAGTTGGCTCACGCTATTGGTGCTGCGAGGAAGGTCGCTTTCGCTGAACAGTTCGCTTTGGTGAGGGAAGTCCGATGATCCTGGCGGCGCATCAGCCTGATCTGCTTCCGTACACTGGTTTTTGGCACAAAATGGTCCACGCTGACATGTTCGACCTGGCTGTGCATGACCAGTTCCAGAAGAACGGCTACCAGCGTCGCGTGACGATGCGGGAGTCGTGGGTGGGTGTTCCAGCGCGGGGAACCTTGAAGCCGATTCTGGAGGTGGAGACGGACCCGGAGGAGTACCGGATGCGGTTGTCTGCGGCGATCCTGGGTAAGTATCGGGGAACCCGTTATTGGGATTCGCGTGGTGATGAGGTGTTGGGGTGGGTGGCGCGGTGCCGTTCCGATCTGTTGTGGCAGAACAACGTGGAGTTGATCCTGGCTGTCCGTGAGTTCTTGGACATTGATACGCCGCTTGGGATTGGTAGGCCGCTGCCTGTCGGCACTGACGGGATCGTGTCGCTGGTGAATCAGTACAAGGCTGATGTGTACCTGTCTGGTGTTGGCGGGCGGGAGTACATGGAGATGGATTTGATGAATGTGCCGGTGCAGTGGTCTGAGCACAAGGCGGTGACTGGCGATTCGGTGTTGTCGGTGATCTTCGACTACGCCGATCCGATGTCGGTGATCCGGTGATGGAATGTCTGCTGTGTATCACGCAATGACTGGAAGGTGAGTTCGATTCGCTACGTGTACATGCCGGTTGTGTCTGCGAGGAATGTTCAGGCTGCCCCGTCGTACAACTGGTTCCTGGCGTTCCGCAAGTTCGTCATGGAGAAAGACCCTGATGCGGTGTTCTACGTCCTGACTCCGCTGGTGGAGGATTCCCGGTGGCAGGGTGGTGCTGATTGGGGCGGCGACCGAGTGCATGTCCTTGAAATGAGGATGGCTGAGTCGCAGTTCGATGACATGGCTCTGGTGACGCGCGAGTTCTGGGAGTTGTTCAACGAGCGGTTCGGTCGGTTGCATTGGGATGTCCTGATCACGGAGAAGCCGATGCTTGTCCCGATCTTGAAGAAGTTGTCGTCGTTCCACCTGAAAGGGAAGTCCCGTCAGCCTGTGATCGTGTCGCGTGACCAGTTCACCGTTGACCGGAAGTGGTTCAAGGTTGATGAGGTCGAGGAGTTGTTGCAGGCGTGTGGTTGGGTGTCTGCCCCGTGCGTGTTCCAGTCTCCGCATCAGGCGAAGCGGGCGTTGGGGATTGCCCGGTTGCATCTGAAGCCGCATCATTTGGCTCGGATGGCTGACCAGATGCGGGTGTTCCCGCTGGGTGTCGACTGCGACGACATTGACGCTCAGAACATGAGTGAGCGGAGCCAGAAGAACGACAAGATCACGGTGAACTACAGCCACAAGTTGTTTCTGGAGCAGCGGTTTCTGGAGTCGTTGAAGATCATGGATTCGACTCTTGCTGGGGGTCGCCAGGTGGAGTTGCAGATCGTCACTGGGTCGTCTGCGATGAAGATGGTGATGCTGAAGAAGGCCCGCCAGTATTCGTACATTCAGACGTATGGGGGGATGAACCGGAGCCAGTTCCTGCGGCAGATGGCGAAGGCGCATGTGTTCATCAGCAACAGCATCTATGAAGACTTCAGCGCGACTGTTGTGGAGCAGTTGTACACGGGGTTGGTGCCGGTGTTGATCCGGGCTGACTGGTCGGAGTATCTGGTGCCCGACGATTATCCGTACCTGTTCTCGAACATGGATGAGGGTCAGGCGATGCTGCGGTATGTCGTCGACAACTTGGATGATGTGGTTGCTGAGTGGGTGCCGAGGATTCAGGAAAAGGTGCGTGCCGAGTTCGACTTGAAGGCGATTGTGCCGCAGATGGTGGAGTGGATTGGTGACATGTTCGAGGCGCGTGACCCGCATGTGACTGATTCGATTGTCGAGGTGTTGCAGGAGGCGTGGGATTCGCTGCCTGACGAGTTTGATTTGCCGATGTTCTACGACGCGATCCCGAAGTTCTCGAACACGCTGGATGTGCGGAAGACGGGTAGCGAGTCGATGGCTACGTCGCCGTGGTTGTGTGTTGATGCGATGCTGCGGAGGAACCGGGTGGTTGATTTGGGGACGTTGGAACCGTCGTATCGGAAGGTGGCTTATGACCAGGGATGAGTATGACGCTTTGGTTGGCGTGTTCTCGGTGGTGACGTCGAGGAAACAGGTGACGGGTACGTGTTGCCGGTTGGCTCGCAATGGTGTGCCTGAATGCTGTTTCCGCATTGTGGATGGTGAGGAGTTGACGTACACGGCTCGCGAGGCTGCTTTGTTGCCCATGTTGCCTCTGCTGTCGAGGCCGGATGGCATGTACGTGTTGGATCGCTCGTTTTGGACCCGTGAGCGGCTGCTGGAGTCGTTGTGGCGTGGTGACCTGTCGCGGACCCTTGAGTCGGTGTCGCATCCGACGCGGCCTGTTGTGGCTGGTGACAATGTGGTGGCTGTGGCTGTCATTGACGGCTGCAACCGGGAGGTGTCTGACTACGCCGGGTGGAAAGATGTCTTGCTGGCGTTGTGGCAGATGGCGTTGGAGTTGGGTGTGAAGCCGTACTACGGAGTTCCTGGGAGGGTGAAAGAGTCATGGATGATCTTGTAAGAGGTTCCGGCGAGTGGGACATGCAGGTGTTGTGGGTTGACCACGCCGAGTTGAAGCCGAACCGCGACAACCCGAACCAGCAGGACGACGCTACGTTCAACGCTTTGGTGGCGTCGATCGAGACTGAGGGTTGGACTCAGCCTGTCCAGGTCGTACGAGTGGATGACGCTTGGGAGATTGTGGCTGGTGAGCACAGGTGGCGTGCTGCCCGTGTCCTTGACTGCAAGGTGCCGATCATTGCTCTGCCTGCCGATGACTTCGACCAGGACCGCCGTGACTGGAACCTGGTGAAAGACAACATTCTGCGTGGCAGTCTGAATCCGGAGAAGTTCGCTCGCCTGTATGACCGGATGGCTCAGAAGTACGACGCTGAAGTGCTCCAGTCGTTGATGGGGTTCACCTCGACTGACGCGTTCAGCAAGGTGTACAAGGAGGTCCGTGATGCTCTGCCTGATGCGTTGAAGGATGCCCTTGATGCGGCGAAGGATGAGATCAAGACTATTGACGGGCTTGCGGCTGTCCTGAATAGGTTGTTCACGGAGTTCGGTGAGACTCTGCCCAGCAACATGATGACGTTCAGTTGGGGAACGAAAGATGTGCTGTGGATTCAGTGTGATTCGGAGTTGTGGAAGATTGTGAAGGCGATTGCTGATGATGTGTCTGAGTCTGGCGAGTCGATGACAGACCGCATGAAGCAGTTACTCCATTCGAGGCAACTCTTGACACAAGAAGTTGGTGGAGGTTAGACTAAAAGAAAAAACCAAAATCCCCCAATGGGGAACAAGATGGAGAAACAGGTGGAAGAAATGTCGAAGTTCGAGGATTCGGTAAAGGAAATGGGATGGCAAAAGGCCTCCAGCCAGTTGACCGCGATTGCCCGCGAGAACGGAAGGCTTGAAGTCACTGCTCAGGTTGAGCAGTTGAGCCAGTCCTGTTCGGTGGATGAGGTGCGCGAGTACCTGTTCGAGATCGTGTGCCAGGGAGCCGATGACACCTGGAGTGGTCGAGGCAATGACCTGACCCGTTCGTACTTCGATGGTGTCCGTGATGGTGCCCGCGAGTGCTGGGCAGCCTTGAATCGTTGATAACAAGAACAGATGGAATGAAAGGTGGAAGAAATGTCGAAGTGCCAAGACAAGGGCACCGTCCTGAGGATGTGCCCGTTCTGCTCGGACCATGTCTCGATCGAGTCGATGGAAGACGTCGGCCCGAACTGGATGTGCGCCAACTGCGGTGAATCCGGTATCGAATGGCAGGCCCGTCACGATGTTGCCGGTCAGATCGCCCAAGAGTCAGGTGACCATGCTTCGGCTGCGTGGGCACGCAAGCAGCAGTTGGCACGGTCGAAGGCGATCCTGGCCGCTGCGTCGAATGACCTGTACCAGTCCTTGAAGGAAGGTGATCCCCATGAGTGACGTGACTGAGGTTGTGATGCCCGCTGGCCGTTACTACGTTGGCGATCCCTGTTACGCCATTGAGTCGCAGGAGTTGTGGATGCAGTTCCTCGAATCGTGTGACTACTTCCGGGCCAGCCATGTCGCCCATGTCGGTGTCGCGAAGGTGATTGTCGGTTTCAGTACGGCGTATGGGGATGGCGTGTACCAGGATCAGCAAGGCAGGGAGTACCCGGTTGATGCGGGTCTGCTCGGTGTCGTTCCGATCGCATGGTGGACGAAGAACCCCGGTGATCTGATGCAGGTTGTTGAGTTCTTGGAGCCGTTCACGGTGTACAAGAGCGGCAGCGTGATTGGTGTTGGTCCGATCCAGATTGAGACTGACCCGATCGACACGGTGTATGAGTCCTGTTCGCACTGTGGAATGGAAATGGAGTACGACGAATGTTCGTGCATGGACGCTGAGGAGGAAGCGTGAAGTACGAGGTGATGATCGGGACGGTTGACCCGAAGAACCCGGTGCAGCGTGGTGTGGTTGTCGATGAGACAGGGCGCGGCGTGAATGTGATGACTGATCTGACGCATGTGATCGGCCTGAACGGTGGTCTGAGTGCGACGGTGCGGCACATGGTGGTGTTCTGTTGGAGGTTGGCTTTGGAGCAGGGAGACAAGGTGTTCGTGGTGGAAACGAAGGAGGAGGAGAAATGAGTCTGGATTGGAGCATCCGAGGATGCGCTGACGTTGATGGGTTGACGGGTGATGACAAGGAGCGTGTGATCACTGAAGCCTTGGTGTGGGGCAGCATGGCTGTCGCTTTGACGGGTATCACGGACGAGAACGCCAGTGAGTTCTTCGGTCGTCTGCACGCTTTGGAGGAGGAGTATGCGTTCATCGTCGGCCCGGAGGGGGAGAAGGTGTCGATCACCCCGGAGATGGTGTACCGCCGTGTGGGGATGACGACGAACGTGTCTGCGGAGAGTCTGAAGAAGTGGGTCAGCCACCACCCGGAAGTTCGCCCGATCATGGTTGGTCGTGGGGTGACGTTGTACGACGAGTACCTGACGACGTTGGTGTGCCAGGTGTGTGACGCCGCTGATATGGCTCGGGCTGACCTGAATGTTGGCCCGCTTGATGATGAGTCGATCGCCCGGATGCAGGCGTACATCGACGCTGCTGAGGAGGAGCACTCATGTCCGGTGAAGTGAAGACCCCGACGATGCGCCGGTTGACGAAGGCCGACAAGGAGCGGATCGAAGCGGTGGAAGAGTACATTCCGGCGTTTGTTGAGGCATGGAAGGTGGTGTTGGAAGCGCACGGTCAGAACTTCGATGAGATGGAGACGATCGTGTCGTGGGATTACGTCATGTATGAGGAGGACTGGAAGTGGGTGGCTGAGTCGTTGCATAGGCGGTTCAGTGACCCGGTTGCTGGTGTGAGTGCCATGTTGGACTGGATGAACAGGGGGCCGTCAGCAACATGAAATGGTGTAAGACACTGCGGTGTGAGAAGTGGCGGGCCAGGGTCGGTATCGCTGTGTGCATGGCGGTCCTGGTCAGCATTGAGGTGATGACGGACATTGGTTGGTTGGTGTGGTTCTGCCTGATCATGGTGTCGTCCACAGCGACGTTGCTGTTGATGGTGCTGTATGCGATCGAAGAGGACGAGGAGATGGAGAAGCAGAGGCAGATTGCTCTGGACGCCGCGATCCGTCACATGATGGAGAGGCGTGACGATGACTGATAGACATGCAGGATGCAGAACCTCGACGAGTTGGCCGAAATGTATGACGGCGCAAGCAGCCAGCAAGGGTGTTGTGATGGGCATGCAGACGGTCTGCGGGAAGCCGTATGGGTACCAGGCATGAGCGACTGGTTGGTGCCTGACGATCTAGCAGACCGTGTGCGTAGATCGAGTTACGCGGACGCCTGGAAGTTGGAGATCGAACGCACAGCAGAAGTACGAGCGATCCTGACGGACCTCATCGCGGAACTGCGGCAGGCGAGTGGTGACGACAGGTGGATTCATCTCCCTGACGGGCACTACTGCACGCCCGTACTGCCGCTGACCGTTGCCGCCGACCGCGCGGAAGCCCGACTGCGGGAGGTGAGCGGCGATGAGTGATGTCATCGAGGGGTTCCTGGTATTTGCCTCCGTCCTCGCCGGGATGGTCACGCTGACTGCGGTGTTCCTTTACGCGGCTCATCGCTGGGATCAGTGGGGCGACCAGAAACGGGACGCGCTGGCTCGCGAGCATTGCGTCGCCTGCCAGTCCGACCTGCCCCTGATCTGCCTCACCATCGCCGACCCGCGCGATCTATGCAATAGCCACTACAAGCGATACCGGTCGATCAGCAAGTTGGAGTACGAGTCGGATATGTGGAAGCGGGATGAGAAACGATGAGTGACGCACGCGACAATGAACAAAACGGCGGTGACCGGGATGAGTGACTACGACGAGGGATACGACGTTGGGCACGACGATGGCTTCAAGTCGGGGGTTCGGGAAGCGAATCGGCTGGAACGCGACGAACACTGGGATGAGTGCTACCTCGTCCACCCGGTATGCGCCGCCGAACTACGCGTGGTGAAGTACGGCTTCATCGTGGCGGAACTGATTGCCGATCTGCGGGCACACCACCAAGGGGAACCGGCCTCCGGGCTGCTGAACGGTGACGAAATCCGCTGCCAAACCTGCGTCTATCAGGTGTGCCCGTGTGCTACAGCCATGCATCTCGACCGCGCGGAAGCCCGACTGCGGGAGGTGACCGGCGATGAGTGACCCGCTGGCGACGACGAACCCCCGCCGCGCATGGCACGACGGTAGGGCCGCAGGCAGGGCGGAAGTGGCGGTGGTCCTGCTGGACCTGATCACGGAACTCCGGGCACAGGAGGGGCACATGGTTGCCGGGGGTGAGGCTGACCCGGACATCATCGCCGCTGCGGGAAGAGTCATGCTTCGCGCCGCCGACCGCGCGGAAGCCCGACTGCGGGAGGTGCAAGGTGAGTGACGGTATCGAGTTGACCGATGACGAGTACGACACGTTCATGGCGGTCCTCGCTGAGCAGCGCTGCCAGCATTCCCACGCTGACACGGCCTGCCCACCGCCGCCAGAGCGGGCGATCCTGACGGACCTGATCGCGGAACTGCGGGCCTGTCCGGTGCTGCCCACGACGAGAGAGGACTTGGAACCGCTGCGCAACATGGCTGACCGTGCGGAAGCCCGACTGCGGGAGGTGACCGGCGGTGAGTGACTACGTAATGAGGTACATCGAACGCAGGCAGATCAAAGCCGTCATCTGGTCGCTGATGATGTCCGACAACATGGGCGACGTACATGAGTGCGTCAACGAGTTGTGCGACGCGCTGGGCTGGCCGCAACCGGAAGGCAACTACCTGGCCGGGTGAACCGACCGCGACCAAGAACTGTACGAGCCCGGTGGACCGGCTCGACTGCGGGAGGTGCAAGGTGAGTAAGCGGTGTGACTGGCTTGGTTGGCATACGCCTCTGAATCGTTGACGTTCGATGGTTGTACGTATGTGACGAGATGCGCGAGATGTTTCCGCCGGATTGGGTTGGATTCGCAGGGCTACTGGTTCGAGGTGGAGTGCTAGAACTGGTGAATGCAAGACCTGAATGAGTTGGCTGACATGTACGACGCCTCGTATTGGAACGGTGGGTCGAACTACGACGGGTACGGGGATGACCCTGGGTGGCCCGGAACGGTCCTGAACTTGAAGGCTGTGGTCCCTGAAGGTGGTCGGATGCTGGAGTTAGGGTGCGCGAACGGGTACTTCGTTCGACACGCCCGTCTGGCTGGGTTTGATTGCACGGGGATTGATGGATCAGCGTATTGCGTGGAGAACAGTGTGGCCCCGGTGGTGTTGGGTGACGCCTGTGACTTGTCTGCCGTGGATGACGATTCGCTTGATTGTGTGGTGTCGCATGAGTTTCTGGAGCACTTGCCATCCGATTCAGCGGCGCACCTGATGACCGAAATGTCACGCACAGTGAAACAGGGTGGAGTGTTGGTGCATCGCATCGGATTGGACCTCGAATGTGACTCTGCGTGGTCGGTGTACCCGTCTCCGGGGGAGGAAGACGACCCGACGCACGTTCTGATGCGCCCCAGATGGTGGTGGGAGCGGGAGTTCAGCCAGTTCTCCGACCCGATGAGACGCCCTGAAGATGCCCTGAATCGGACGTTCAAGGCGCGTGACTGGTGGGGCAGATTCTTTGTCAGGAAGGTCCGAAAGTCGTCAGGCTGGCAGTTGCCCTACGACGGCTTGTTCCCAGGTAGAGACGGTGGAAACGGCTGATTCCTGGCCCTGGTGTGTATTGTCGATCGTAAGACGTACATGGAGGGAGTTCGGATGGCTGAACATGCCGAAGAACCCGCGAAACGGTCCCGCAAACGGCGCAATGTCATCGGATCGTCGATGCACCGTGACGAGTACCTACGGTTGATGAAAGCCGGATGGTCAAGCGCGACCTTGGAACGGTATGCAGCGTGGCGTTGTGGTGAAGACATCCCCGCCAGCACGTTCCGCCAGTACAAGAAACGCATGAAACTGGATGTCCAGACCAGTCGCCTCCTGAACGCTTCGTTCGACACTGACGCTGTACCTGATGTCCTGGTGAAACGGCAGGAGTTGATCGCTTTGCAGACCGAAAGGATCGCGATTGACGCTCAACACGAACGGGGAATGGGGAAACTGTTCGGAACAACGAAAGCCGAGATAGCCCTCCTGAACACGCTCCTGACTGACATGCGAACCGACCTTGTTGAAGCAGGAGTCATAGGAGACAGCCGGGTAGAAGCCGTCCCCGAACTCGACCTGCCCCGACACCGAACCCTGTCCGAAGTCCTCCCAGGAGACGAAGCAGAATGGGCGAAAGTCCTGCACATGGCAATGCCCAAGGACGCCTGATGCCGTCGTGGGCGCTGCACGCGCTCGCTGGGATGGTGCGGAGGTATGTTCCTGAGCGTGATGGGCTGTTCGATTCGGTGATGGTTCCGGAAGTGAATATGGCGTTGTTGGCTTTGTCGAATGCGGGGTTGTTCCGGATTGAGTCGCATGGCAGTAGGCGTCTGCTCGGTCGTTTTGTTGCGGAGGGTGAGCAAGTTGGGGTGTTTCCGAGGCAGAAGTCTCCAGAATCGCGGGGTTTGACCCTTGTTCGCGTCGAAACGCCCGAATCTGGTGACTCAGCGTGAAAAGTGAGACTGATCGGCTGTCGAAGGTCGCTGATTTGCACCATGAGGTGATGCAGGTGAACCCGTGTTGTGCGGAGTGTGGGAAGGCGTGGCCCTGCCCGACGATGCGTGTTGTGTGGGGTGGTCCCCGGTGAGTGACATTGCTGATGATGGTGTGTCCGTGAGTGGGCCGTTGAGTGACATTGGCTGTGAGTGTCCTGCTGTTCGCGTGTTGGTTGATCTGATCGCTGATCTGCGTAGCCCGTACTACGCGAGGGGTGACTGGTTGGTGAAGCGGTTGGCTGAAGCGGAGGCGCGGGTGAGTGGCTTGTGAGTTGGCTGTGTGACTGGTTTGGGTGGCATATGCCGTCGCCTGGTACGGAGAAGTGGCTTGGCGCGTTGTTGACTACTCGCTGTGTTCGCTGTGGCCGAGAGATTTGCTTGGACACGAACGGGAACTGGGTGGAAGTGGGTGATCTGCCATGAGTCGCATGTTGAATGTGCGGATTGATGATGGTCTGTGGCAGGCGATTGAGGGTGCTGCGTCTCAGTGTGGGGTGACTCGTTCAGCGTGGCTGCGGGAGATGCTGTCTGTTGCTGTTCAGTTGCCTGACCCGCATCCGAAGCACGCTTTGATGTTGCAGCGGGCGAATGAGCCGCGCAGGTTTGTTGATGGGTGTAAGCACCCGCCGACTGCGATTGTTGTGATGCCGTTCTCTGATGTGTGTCGGGTGTGTGGGGCGATCGTGAGGAACAGGTGACGTTTCTGCCTCAAGAGTGCCGATACTGCTCTGAGTCCTTGGTTGATGAGTCGGTGCCCGATGGGGTGGAGAAACGGCTGTTCTCGCTTGCGTTGGAGGTCCGTCAGGAAGGACAGGTCGCATGGGTGTGTCCGTTTTGCCGGAAGATCATTTCGCTGCGCTAGGCCGCTTGTCTGCTGATGATGCTCTGGAGTTGATGTGCAAGGCGAACCTTGGTGTGTGGACTGCCCGTAGGCGTGGACTGGAGATGTCTGCCCTGCATTGGGAGTGGTGCGATCTGCGTATGCGGAGGAACAGGTTGGCTGTTGTCGCCCCCCGTGAGCACAGCAAGTCTGAGACGTTCACGGTGAATGGGACTGCCTGGGAGTGCCTGTATAAGCCGGGGATTTGGACGTACGTGTTCGCGTCGACAGGTGACCAGGCCACTGAGATGTTGTCCCGCATCAAGATTGCGGTGTTGGAGTGTGCCCCGTGGATGAACCCGGTTCGTGACACGTCGATGGAAGTCGTGTTCCGTAACGGGTCGAGGGTGAACGTGGCTGGTGGTGGTAAGGGTGTCCGTGGTGCCCACCCGGATGTGATTATCGGTGACGACGTGTTGGAGGAAGGGTCGTCGATGACTGCTTTCCAGCGTAGGAAGATGGAACGCTGGTGGTTCGGCACAGTCGGTGGGATGGCGCATCCTGGCACGTTGAGGACGATCGGTCAGAAGAAGGTGTGGATGCCTCCGACTCGGGTGTTCCTTGTTGGGACGCCGTTCCATGAGCGTGACTTGTTGATGAATATGCGCGAGAACCCGATGTACGAGTACCGCAGGTATGCCGCTGAGTTTGATGACCGTGACCTTGTTGATGGGCTTGCTGTTGAGATTGGGTGAGCACGTAGGCCAGGTGGGTGTCGAGGTGCCGATGCACGTAGCAGGAACCAGTTTGTAGGGGTGCCCGCCCTAGACGGTAGGGTCGCGCACGTAGTCAATGTGGGGCGGTTGAGGCCGGTACACGTAGGCGTTACGAGTTGGTAGGGGTGACTGCCCTCGCTGTTGGGCTTGTGCCCGTAGTCAGGTGGAGTGGAATGGTCCGGGGCACGTAGCGTGTGCCTCTTAGGGGGATGGTCTGCCCTAGCCTGGTAGGGGCATTTGGGGTTTGGTAGGGGCATTTGGGGTCTTGCAGTCCTTGGTAGCCGGATGCACCGTAGCAGCGTGTCGATGAATGCCCCAATGCACCGTATGGCTTGTGGTCGCCTGATCCACTGGTAGAAGGAATGCACGTAGTTGGTGTGTGTCGCATCCGTAATGCACCGTAGGTTGTGTGGTCGGACGATCCACTGGCAGGGGCAATGCACGTAGCAGATGGCTGTCTGTTTGGCTTGCACACGTAGGTGCTGTGGGTTGTCGCTCCCCTGCCCAGTAGGGGCTGATGTGCTGTAATACGGGTAGGAGGTAGCCGATCCCTGGAGGTGGGATGATGCTGGTGCAGCAGCCTGGTCTTCCGTTCGTGGATGAACGCTTGGAGACGAGCGTGTATGTCATGTCGTTCCCGTTCCTGCCTCCGTCGAAGAACAAGTACGACGGGTGGCTTCCTGTTTGGCAGTCTGGGGCGAAGAAGAAGTGGATCAAAGCCATCGCCCGTGAGGTGGAGATTCAGCAGATTCCGTCTGTCGACCAGATCGGTATTGCTGTGCGCCTCCAGTTTCAGTCGAAGGCCCGCCGTGACCCGCAGAACTACGCCCAGTGCATTTGGAACTGGGTGCCTGATGGGTTGGTTCAGGCTGGGGTGATTCCCGATGACGATGATGGGCGCATTCAGATTGGCCCGCATTGGGGTGTTGAGTTGACTGTCGGCCCTGTGCAGATGACTGATGTGGTGTTGTCGCTGAGAACCCCGTCGTGGGCTTGAGTCTGTGGCCTGAACGCTGGCCTGCTATCGCCTTGCAGGTGTGCATTGACAAGGTTGATGCTGCTCCCTCGAATGAGAAGTCGCAGGTGAAGTTCGATTTGCCGTGCATTGACTGCCCTGATTCGCCGCGTTGCTTGAATGCGAAACGGAAAGAACTGGGTGCGTTGTTGTATGACCGGGAGATTATGACGTCGCCCCGCACATCGGAGTCGAGCCTGTTCCCGCGTGAACTGATAGACCCGCACCTGAATAGGTCTGCTGAGTTGGTGAAGTTCTGGCATAAGCCGTATGGAGATGATGACCGTTACAAGGTTGTTCAGGCGTGGGACTTGGCGTGGTCCGAGCGGATAGGTGGCGACTGGTTGGTGTGCATGACTGGTGTCATTGACACGGAGACAGGTCGCAGGAGGCTGTTGGACATTGAACGGTGGCAGAGGATGACGTTCGATGACCAGGTGTTGCAGATGGATGCCATGTGGCGCAGGTATGAGGCTGATGTAGTGATCATCGAGTCTGATGCTGCTCAGAAGGTGTGGGTGCAGCATGTGGGTCGCAATACGGCTGTCCCTGTCATGGAGCATTCGTCTGGTGGGAAGCGTGACTTCGCGTCAGGTGTGCCGAGTCTGTTGATCTTGTTGGAGAACGCCAAGTGGGAGTTCCCGTATAAGCGTGATGGTTGGCACGCGGAGAACATGGAGGTGTTTCTCGGGGAGTTGGGGGCGTTCGGTTGGCAGGACGGGAAGTTGCAGGGTGTCGGTGAGCATGATGACACGGTGATGTGTTGGTGGCACTTGAACTATGGGATGGACAGGATGCTGATAGGGACGACGCGCAGTTATCGGCGTGGTGTTCAGCCGTCTAGGGGCTACATCTAGGCAGTAGCCTGTCGAAGAAGAGGAGGTCGCTATGCCCTTGCAGCCAGTGATGATGAATGGTCAGGTGCGCCTGCTCCAAGTCGAGGTAGGTGGACAGGCCCGCGATGAGTGGGCTGCCCTGCAAGAGAACGAACGCCGTGCTGAGGTGTGGAAGCGTCGCTTGTACTACGCAGGTGAACAGTATTTGGAGGAGAACCGGGAGACAGCGGAAGCGTTGGGCATTGACTGGTTGACAGGTCGCCTTCCGGAGCATCAGCGTAAGCACGCTTACAGCACGCAGATCAGTGAGTCTGTTGACTTCCTGGCTGACCAGATGATGCAACGATTCGCTGTTGAGGCTGAAGCCGTGAATGTTCAGGAAGTGTTGGACGCCGCTCTTGAAGGTTTCCCGTTGTTGGCTGTGATCCGTGATGCTTTGATCGCTGGTGATGTGGCTATGAAGGTTGGCTGGAACCCGGTCACTGCTGCGCCGCAGTTGTTCGTGTATGAGTCTGAGTCGGTGTTGTGCCAGTTCGCTGATGACAACAAGGACAGGTTGGAGAAGGTGACGACTGAGGAGATTGTGTGGCGTGATGGTCCCAGCCCTCAGGTTGTTCTGCGTCATGTGTGGGAGATGGTCGATGACGTTGCTATGGAGTTCGTGTACGAGGATGACGAACTGATCAGTGAGGAACCTGCCGAGTTCGGGTTGATCCCGTGGTGTTTGCTGCGTGGCGACTCCCGATCGTTGTCTGCTAGTCGCGGTGAGTCGGTGATCACGTTCCAGGGGATGCAGTGTTCTGACAGGTACAACGCTGTGGAACAGGTGGGGTGGCTGATTGCCCGGTACAACAGTCACGGCAACTTGGCTGTCATTGGTGACGCTGCTTCGTTGAAAGCCCAGCAGGAGGAACGCATTGAGAAGGATGTTGCTGATGTCCTGACGTTCCCTGGTGGGACGGCGATCACGACGATCACGTTGCCCACTGACGTTCAGATGATCACGCATCAGCGTGTTGTCCTGTTGGATGCCCTGTATGCGACGTTCGGTTTGACGAGGATTGACCAGGAAACGGTGTCTGGCTACGGCAACCTGTCGGGGTATGCCTTGGAGATTCTGAACCGGAAGACTGATGGCACGTTCGACCGTCTGAGGAAGTCGTTTGCTGGCGACTTCCAGATGCTTGTTGACCTGATCCTGGACGTCACGTCGAACCAGACTGGTGTGGAGTTCCCGCTACGCGACGTTGATGTCAGGTTCGGTGGCGTGTACGTCGTTGATGATGTTCAGGTGCGTGATGACTTTGCTGCTGGATTGATTTCCAGGGAGGAAGCACTGAGGAAGCGCGGGTATTCAGATGACGACATTGAGAAGATTGTCGCTGAGATTGAAGACTCTGCTCCTCCGGTTGCTGAGGTGGGCCAGTTCGGTATGGGCGACCTCCTTGCAGCCGCTGCGGCCCCTGTTGTTGAGCCTGTTGTTGACGAGTCTGTTGATGTACCTGCTGTTGAGTCAGTTCCTGTAGATGAGGAACCGCTGCTATGACCAAGATTGAGGAGTTGGTTGGTGCCCTGTCTGACCGTCTCCTCGCTGTCGAGCATCAGAAGTTCGCTGACATGGAAGCGGTTGTTGCCCGGTCGTGGTCGTTGGCTGATCGTGCTGCGATGAAACGGTGGCGTCGTGGGAGGCATCAGGCCCGTGTCCCTGTCGTTGCTGGGTTGGTTGCTGACGCGAGTGTGTGTGGTGTGCTGCTTGTTCGGGAAGCGGAGACTCTGTTCGCTGATGCGATGGATTTGACTTGGGCGTCGTTGGTGAATGAGATGAAACTGGTCGAGGGTGCTCTTGGCTCGCAGTACCTTGGTGTTGCCAATGTTGGGTTGAACAGGGTTGAGAAGGCTGGGTACGAGGTTGCTGCTCGCACTGATTTCGCTGATGTTGTACAAACGGCTGTTGGCTTGTATGCGGGTGCATTGACTGCTGTTGTTGAGGCCGGTGTCCGGTCACAGTTGGTGTGGGCTGAGGTGAGCGCCCAGATCGCCCCGCTGTGGGGTGCTGTTGCTGCCACCGTGAAGGCTGAGGTTCGTCGTGCGGAGTTTGAGATGGTGAATGCTGTCCGGACTGATGTCATCGACATGGTTGATCAGGCTGCCGAGGCTCGCTAATGGGTCTGGTGCGTCGCCAGTTGATCGCGATCATCGACAAGAGGACGACGGTCATCTGCTTGGAGGCCGCTGGTCAGGTAGTTGGCGCGAATGAGCCGTTCCACACGATGAACGGTGACCTGTATGACCCGCCGTTCCATGTTCATTGCAGAAGCATGGTTGCTCCGTGGGTTGATGGGTGGGGTGAAGCCCTCCAGAAAGGCGCAAGTAAAGAGTTGGCGACTCGGCCTGCGTCCCAGTTCAGGCGGTTGCCTCCGTTGCCCCGTCAGAGTTTGGGTGCCCGGATGCGTGATGACGCGAAACGGCTGTTCCGTGATGACCGAGGGTCGATTGATGTGTCGACTGAGGCCCGTCTTGTGGATGGTTGGCTTGATGATGCTGGCCGTGCTGTTGACGACATGACTCCCGCCGACATGCAGCGTGTTGCTGATGAACGGTGGCCTGTCGGTGAGCGCGATTTCATGGGTGCTCATCCTGATGTTGGTGTCCCGTATGAGGCTGCGATCTACAGGCGTGTGGGTTATGACGCTCCGTCTCGGGTGGTTGATGACGTTGACTTCGATGCTCTTCCTGGTGACACGTTCTGGCGTGGTGTGAAGGCAGGTGGAGGTAAGACTCCCGACGAGATTGTTGATGCCTGGAAGTCGGGGGAGTATTACGTCGGCACTGGGCAGCATGTGAATGGCACGTATTTCTCGGTAAGCCGGGAGATTGCTGAGAGGTACGCGGGTGAAGATGGTGCTCAGTGGGCTGTGAAGTTGAAGCCTGGTGCCAAAGTGTTCGACTGGAGGAAAGACGGTCACCTGCTTGATGATGTGTCGGATGACATGCAGCCTATCTGGTTGGTTGAACGTGGATATGACGTTGTGATTGTCACGCGGAAGGCTGGGGATAGCCTGATTGTTCTGAACCGTGGTGCTGTTGTCACACGGAGAACCGCTGCCCGTGCCGCTCCTGTCTCTGATGCCGATGTGTCTTCTGTTGTGCGTCGTTGGACGGGTGCTGGCGGTGACATTGATGCTGTGCGTGCTGACCTGAGAGGTCCGTTGTCTGCTGTCAGGGATGAGATGCGTGCTCGGCAGACTGCTTCCCCGACGTTGTATCGAGGCATGTTCTGGCAGTCGCAGGACATGGTGGACAGGTTCACGTCGTTGAAGGCTGGTGATGTCATCAAGAACGATTCGATGATGTCGTTCAGCACTGATCGCAGTCATGCTCAGTTCTTCGCTGGTG